ATGGCCAAGAATGGCCCAGCAGTGGCTACGACCGTGCGTGCGCTGCTGGAAGGCTTCCGCGATCACCTGGCGGGGCTGCGCCAAGCCGAGGGCGCGGCCCGGGCGTGGAGCGCTCTGGAGCGAATGCTGGATGAGGAGCCGGAGCTCGCAAGGACGGCGCCGCGTGACGTGAGTCGCGCACAGGCCTACGACGTGCTCGACAAGCGACGAGACCTTCCTGCGGCAGCCAAGAAGCTACGGGCGCTGCTGGGGCAGGCGTGGGACTGGGGGCTCGATGCTGGGAAAATCGATGGCGCGGCGCCGAATTGGTGGCGCAGCCTTTTGAAGGGCCAACTGCGTTCAAAGGGGAAAATCGTCGGGGGGGAGCATGTGGGGTTTCGGCGCCGGGTGCTGTCTCAGGCGGAGCTGCGCAAGCTCCTGCCGTGGGCCCGGGCCAATATGTCGCAGAGCGCGCTTGATGGGCTGCTGCTGTACCTCTACACCGGCATGCGGGGTGTCGAGATTTTTGCCTTGCGTACTGAGTATGTGACGCAGGAAGAGGACGGCTGGTGGATCACGTTCCCCGCCCACCTGCTCAAGATGGAACGGGATGCGGACACTGTGGACCACCGGGTTCCGCTGTTCGGTGAGGCGCTGGAGATCGTGCAGCGCCGCGTAGCCGAGGCCTGGGAGGGATGGCTATTCTTCACGGGCCGGGGCGGGAAGTTCCGGCCGTATCACCGCAACACGTTCTCCAGCTACGTCTATTCGCTGATGCCGGAGTCCGCCAAGGCCAAGCGGCGGGCAGGTGACGGGCTGATCTGCCCCGTGGTGGATTGGTCGCCCCATGCGTTGCGGCGCACGGCGCGCACGCTGCTCAGCGCCATTGATTGCCCGGAGGATGTGGGCGAGGCCATCATCGGCCACAAACCCGGGGTCATGGTGGCCAGCTACAACCTCCACACCTTCGATGCCCAAAAGCAGGTTTGGGTGAAGAGGCTGTACCAGACCGTGCGCAAGCTTGAGGGCCTGCCTGCTTAGCCAGGTGGTGAGGCGGACTTGCCAGGTTTCCCTGCGCGGCCGTAGCCGCTGTCTGGCGCCGGCAGGCACTCGGACGGTGGCCGCGACATCACCCAGGCCTCCACCTCTGCAACGATGAAGCCCACGCGGCGCGCACTGAGCTGCCGAGGCCTGGGGAAATCGCCGGTCTGCACCAGCTTTTGTATCTGCGACTCGGACAGATCCACCGCCCGTGCTGCCTCTTGAAGGCTGATCGAGATGGGGCGCATCGTCACGATGGCCAGTGCATCACCGCCGCTGGCAGCTTCGATTTTTTCTTTCTTGGTCATGGCGTGTTCCTCGCGTGCCTGCGGTTGGTGCCAGGCGTGAAAAGGCCAGCGGGTGCTGGCCATGTGATTGGTTCATCGTCCGGGTGAGGCGCGCGCTTGTCGCGCCATTCCTTGGGCTTCTTGCTGGGCATTCAGGCCTCCTTGGCGGGCGACGGCGCCTTGCGCGCCTCCAGCTCATCGATGAGGGTGGCCATCCGCTGGATCTGTGCGCCCCTGAGCGCGTAGTCTCCGCGCAGGAGCTCGTTGTCGGCCTGCAGGCGACCCAGTTCATCGACTGCATCCGAGGCCCAGGCGCGCAGGGTCTCAGGGTGCATGCTCGCGCGGTGCTCGCGGATGAGCGCATCGGCCCGGGAGGGTGTTGGTGCTGTGGTCACGGGGTCTCCCATGTCAGTTCGTGGTATCGGTCAGCCGGATGCTCAGCGAGACGCCGAACCCTTCCAGCCCATCAATCCCAGCGGCGTCGGTGTGCGCGATGAGTTCTGCGGCTGCGAGCAATGCCGCTTGCTGCAGCTGCTCGCGTTTTGCATTCCAGTCGCTATCTGCGGGGCCGAAGATTTCGGCCGGTGTGTGCGTGGTCACGGGGTCTGTCCTTTCTCGGCGGCCGGCGCTAGTTCATCGGGCACGTCCACGCTGTCGCCCAGCTTGCTTGCCACGTAGCAGCGCATGGCCGCAGTCAGTGGCTCGGTTTCGTGCCACGCGATGGAGCGGCGGCCATTGGCGCCTGCATGCCATGTGGTAGCGGTCCAGATGCCGGAAGGCCCCCAGCCTGGACTGTTGCCGCCATTGCGATGGACGCGCGATCCAGGCGGGCTGATGCCGATCTGCTCGCGGCAGATGATCGGCCCCGCCTGTGCCCAGTTTTGACTTGGCTCGTAGCGCACAGCGTGAGCGCCATCGGCGCCGAAGCGGCTTTGCTGCAGCAGCCGGTCCTTGAAATTGCTGCGCGGCAGGTTGAAGAAAATGCAGATGGTTTTGCCATCTTCCGCGTCAATGCCGACAGGCATGCCGCCAATGACCTTGAACATAATTCCTTCGCACTTCTCTGCTGTTTGCGCCACAGCCCAATCAAGTGCGGGGCCAGTGAGTTCGCTGGTGCTGATGATGGTCACAATGCAGGTCCTTTCTGCTGCGCCTGGGCGCGCAACGGAGATTTGCGGCCATAGAGCACGGCGTGGCGATATGCCGCGTACTCATCGACCTTGCCTTCCATGTCGTCGGGCGACGTGAACCAGCGCGCTGGCTTCAGCCACTGCACCACGTTGATCGGCTCGTAGTTGCCGTCGCGCCATCCGTTGTAGCCGGCCAGAACCACACCGCTGGTGATGTCGCCATTTTTGAGGCGGACGGCCTGCCAGACGCCGGTGAGGGGCCAGATTTTCTGGGCGAACCATTGATCCTGGTCCACCCACCAGCCGCGCTCTATCTGGTTGCGCACGGTGATTTCGATAGGTTCTTGCATGTCAGCTCTCCTTGTGCGCCCCTTGGGCCAGGGTCTCGAAATAGAAAATGATGGGCGTGGCCTTCAGTTCGACCAGGCCGTATCGGACGGCGCGGCGGAACGTGCTGACATCGCGCATCAGCACCTCGTTGCTGCGCTGCATGAGCGCGCGCCAGTTCTCCAGGGTGAGGCTGTGCTTGTCGAGGTTGCAGGGCGCGCAGGCTGGGTTCATGTTCTCCAGCGTGTCGCGCTCGGGCCTGAGCATGCGTCCGGTGGTGACGATGCCTTTGCCGGGGACGAATGCCAGCTCGCGCTCCACATACTCGATGTGGTCGGCGTGCCAGCGCTCGCCCAGCTCCTCGCCGCAGTACGCGCATCGGCCCCCGAACTTCTCGCGCAGGGCCGCGCGCTGGCTCTTGCTGAGCTTCATGTGCTCTCCTTGTGCCCAGTGGGGCGCTGTGGCCAGGAGCCCCAGCCCCAGGCCTGTTTGTCTTCGGTGGGATGCTTGTCGGTGCGTGGCCGGCTGGGGCAGTCCCAACTGCGGCCATGCACGGTCCAGAGCAGAGCCCAGTTGCTGGCGCGCAGGCTGGTGCCCGACTCGCTGGAGAGGATGTAGGTCAAGCCGCGTCGATAGCCCTTGGCCTCTGCCGCGCGCCTTGTGGCTGCGTACAGCAGGCTGCAGGCGTTGGTGGCGCCATCGGTGCACAAGCGCGTGACTTCGACGGTCAGACCGTCATCCAGCGCGCGGGCCACGGGTCGGCCCACGACAGCGACACCCACAAGTCGGCCGGCGTCGTCGTGCACGGCCTGGCGCCAGAGCGCGCCAACCGGGCAGCCGTGGTGCCGGTGGTGCTCGCGGATGAAGGCATCAGCTTCGGCCCGGGTGATCGGTCGCAACTGCAGCATGGCTACGACCCCTTGGCTGCTGCCTGGGCTGCGATAGCGGCACGCAGGGCTTCGCGCGGGGTGTTGCCGCTGGCGATGGGGTGCGCCTCCGCTTCATCGTTGAAGATCTCAGCGTCCCAAGGACCCTCGAACTCGGGCACGAGCGCGATGCGGTGCCGCTGCATGGCATCCAACAGGGCCGTGTCGCTGCTGGCATCCACTGCAGGCGCAGCAGGTGCTGCTGGTCCCGTGGACAGCACGCGGCGGCGTGCCGGCACGCTCACGTCATAGGCCGCTTCACTCGCGTCCCTCCAGGTGTTCTTCGGGTCGGTGTGGTAGGGCTGGGAGATCTGGTAGACCGGCTCGGAGGGCGCAGCAGGTGCCTGGGGCGCTGCTGCCGCGAGGTGCAGGGCGCTCGCCAGCCAATCGGGGCGCCGCGGTGGCTCGTCGCAATCTGCCTCCTCCCGGTAGATGGCATCCAGCCGGATCAAGGCGTCAGCCACGATGCGGGCCGGGGCTGCAGGCGCTTCCAGGGCGGGCGCGGCCGGGGCGGTGGGAGCGGCAGCTGTCGAGTGGAATGCAAAGGCGCCATCAAGGAATGCCCCTGCAAACTTGCGCGCCATGTTTTGGCATTCGACCTCGCGGCCGACATAGAGCTGCTGCGTGCCGTCTCCGGCTACGACCGCGTGGCTCCAAAGCATGCTGGCGTTAGAGGGCACAACTTTGTAGCGATCGAGCGCCATGGCATCCATTTGCTCATGCGGGTATTCGCCCCGGGGCGCCACAGCGGCAGGAGCTGCCGGCTCCTCGATCTGGTCCAGGCACTTCGAGTTGCGCGCCGCGGCAAACACGTCTCGGCCGTAGGCCAGCAGTGCTGCGCGATCTGCGCCCGTCACGAAGTTCAGGGAGTGGGGCGACATCAGCGACGTCAGGTGCAGGTCGTCGCCGGGCTGGATCTTGGTTGCTGTCATGAGGCTTCCTCTACGCGCCATAGCGCTTTGGTGGTGTTGATGACGTGGCCTGCGCGCTGCAGCAGCGGGCACTGGGAAGAGTTGGAATTCACGGGATGAAGAAACAGGAAAGCCCTCGCGGCATACCGGGAGGGGAGGTATCAGGACAGCGCCCATGCGCTGTGCTCATGCCTCTGGGATCAGGGTTTCGTGAAAGTGCGCCTCGTGGTCATCACCTGCTCTTCGGTGCAATTCACGTCATAGGCTTCATTCATCCACGGGATGGAGTCGGGGTCGCTGTGCTTGCCGCCGCCGTAGTAGTGGGTCCAGCCCACCCAGGATCCGTCTGGCATCTGCTTGGCGACCGCTTCGGTCTCGTAGTTGCGCGATCCAGGTGCGCTGAGGCCTGTTTCCTCGCCGGTGCTGCGGAGCTCATTGCGCGCGTCTTGCAGCATTCCGTCCCGGTCGTGCTCTTCGTAGAGTGCGTCCACGTTCTCGGCGGTGATCGCTGCATCAGCGTCGAGGGTGATGTCTTTCCACTTGGCGGCAAGCAGCAGGATTGCGTGCTTCAACTTCTGTTCGGGGGTCATGGTGGTCCTCGGTGGTTGTGATGGGAGCGAGGTCAGGCGGCGGAGATCAGGAACGGCGCGCGGTCCTTGCCGTTGATCCAGTTCGGGGGCTTGCCCCGGCCGGTCCAGGTGGCTCCGGTGGCGGGGTTGCGGTACTTCGGCACGCCCACACTGCCTGCCTTTGCCTTCGCGGTGGGGAAGACATCGGCAGCGGTCAGGCCGTGCTCTGCGATCAGCGCGCGGGCCGCGGCGATGCCCTCGGCTTTGTGCTCGGCCTGGGCCTGGGCGATCTGGGCGTCGAGTTCGGCCTTGCGGGCCAGCAGGGTCTTGTAGTCGGTCATGGGTTTCCTTTCTTGGCGCGGGCGCCGTGGTTGGTTTCAGGCTCTGGCGTCTAGCCGATTCTTGATCGCTTCGACCTTCTGGTGGTACTCGTTGGCCGCGTAGACCCGCTCCAGCGCATCGCGAAGCTCTCTTCGCGTGCACTGCTGCTGCATCTCATTGCAGATGCGCAGGGCCTCGTAGATGGCGTCGTACTCTGGCTTTGACGCTCCCCAGGTGTCGGCGCGTCCATGGCGGGCGCTGATTGAGCGCATGGCGTCCTGTGCGGCCACCATTGCAGGCTCAGCGTCTGGGAAGTGATCGCTTGCCAGGAACCTGCCCCAGTTGATCCGCAGCGTCAGCGTGTGCCACGTCGATTCGTCGGCAGTGCCTTCGATCAGCGTAGTGGCCAGGCCGAGCGGCACAAGCTGCAGCTGAGTCTCGTCTGCTTTGCCGAACCGGATGTTGATGGGCAACTGGATGTGCCCAGCGCCAGGAACAGGGCGCCGCTGTTTCTTTGCTGCGCGGCGCTGGGCTCTGTTGAGTTCCATGATTGCCTCTAGTAAGGGATGTCATCCCTTGCGTCTTGGTATTCATTGCGACCTTGTCGCGCAGGGGTGCTTTGATGGCCATCGCGCGGCTTTGGCTCGTTGAGGTATGCCCAACCATCCCAGCCCATCGGCACGGCTTCGAGCTTGAGCATCAGGCCATTGCGGCCTTCAATGACCGCGCCGATGGTGAGGTAACGGTTCTTTTCCTGTCCGTTGCTGTCTGTGTATTTGCCTGTGACGGCGGTGACTTCGTACTTGCGTGCCATGGTGGTCTTTCAGTTTTTGATGGATTGGGCATGAGCCTTGAGGCTGCTGCGTGTCTTCGAGTCAAGCTTTGGCCAGAGGTATGTCTTCTCTTCTGGATCGGTGATACCGATCAATTCGCCGTAGGCGCCATGCACGTCGTTGGCATCCATGCGCTCATTAATGGCCCGAACAACGCTGTCACATACAGCCATGCGCTCTGCAGACACCAAGGCGCCATCAGTTGGCTTGTGACGCGGCGCAGGCTTCTTGGAAGCAGCATTGCCGTCATCGTCTTCCGGGGCGATACCGCATGCCGCCATCAGTCCGTAGCGGCGCGCGTAGGTCAGTGCCGATCCATAGCCTTGGGGGTCCTGCTTGGACGCCGGGACGTGCAGCTTCCCTGCGCTGATCTGCTCGCCGGATTCGTGGATGAACAGCGTTTCTACGGTCACGCCACTCGGGTCTTCATGGCACGGCTGCATCAGCATGATCCCGTTGTTGTTGAGGCCGTCGATCACGGCTTCAACGCACGCGCTCAGGTCTGCGTACTTGCTGCGGAAATGGGGGTTCTGGCTGGTCTTGAGCGCAGGGCCAAACTCCTTCTGGGCCTTTACCAGTGCTGCCGAAATTGCTTGCATGATTTCTCCTAGAAGGCGGCTTCCTCGTCGCCGTATGTGTCCACGTACCATTCCGCTGTTTGCCGTGAAACGCCGTATTCGGTGATCCATTGCTGGATGGCTTGTTCACGTTGTTCGTCGCTCATATCGATCTCGGTTGCGCTAGAAGGCGCCTGAGTTGAAAGCGGCCACGGCCAGCGTCAGCGCACTGATGCCGGACCACAGGAATGCGTAGAAGAGGTGTTTCATTGCCGCTTCTCCTGCTGCAGCGCGGCCCGGTAGCCGTTCGCCGTGGCGATGCCCGTGCCTTCCGTGAGAAAGGCCCAGGTGCTGGACCAGCGCTCGGCCTTTTCGATGAGTGGCAAGTACCGGAGCATCTCTCCGCGCAGCTGGGCGATCTCTGCCTGCAGCTCTGCGTATGTGGGCATGTCTGAGCTCATGATGGCTCCCTAGTCAGCAGTGCTGTGATTGCTTCCTGTGCTGCGCGCGCGGCCTTCTCGGTTGCATAGACGCGTCCAAGCTTTTGCAGGTCAATAGGAGGGTTGAGATTTGCGTCCTCGAACCAACGGAAAACATCGCCGTAATTCGTGATGTAGAACCCCGGGCCGGACTTGATGGGCGCCTCGATCTCGCGGTCTCCTACCGTGATGGTCTTAGGCTTGATGCGGAATTCAAGCCGGCCTTCGTATCCACGCACCAGTTGTGCAATGACATACTGGTCAAAGGCATCCGGGAATGGCTCCCAATCGCCCAAATCGCCCTGATGCCCACGGCTCCTGGCCTCAACCGTTTCGCCATCTGCGATCCAGCGCAGTACCTGTGCGTGCGGGTGCTCTTCCTTCATCTCATCTCTCCTTGAGGCACTGGACCTCTGTATTGCTGATCCATTCGGCGTGCATCCCAGGGCACAGCCACTTGCCTGCAGCCGCGCGCTTGAGTTCCTGCGCTGTATCCGTGGGCTGCTCCTGTGCGCCAGCCTGGCTGCATCCTGTGAGGGCCAGCAGGAGCAGGGCGGACAGCACCATCAGCAGCCAGCCCCCGGGCACGCCATCGGCTTCCGGCTCATGGACCGGTCCAGGGGTCGAGCACTCGCGCAGGTAGCGGGCGTCGGGGTCGGGGTTGAAGGGCTCGGTAGGGGTCACTCGTTGCATTGCTGTGGCTCCTGAAAAGCGAAGCCCGCCGGGAGGGGCGGGTTCTGTGGGGAGTTGGATGGGCGGGGTCATGGGGACTCCTGTGGGGCTAGCGCGGCGGCAATCTCCATTGACGCCTGTAAGCCTTCATTCGAAATCTGCTCACACGCTTCGAGCATCATTTGCTCATCGCCTTGAGCCCCGTTTTCTGCCTCGGCCTTCATGCTGTTGATTGCGCACCCGGCATCCTCCAGGGCGCATTGGAGGGCCATGATCTTCGCGTCCTGGAGGCGGAGAGCAGAGACAGCATCAGCAGCCCACAGGTGCAGCACATCGGCCGGCATAGAGGCGCGGTACTCGCGCGCCAAGCTTCCGGGGGATGCGTGTTTCTTTGTTTGCTTCATGTTGTCCTCAAATGGCATCGGCGCTGAACTCCAGCGCCTGGGGTTGTTGGGCGAGCGCGGCTCGCCCGTTCTTTTCTGCGATGCGTGCGTCAATGGCTGCCCCCAACTCGTGTCCATGGAAGCCGATGGATGCATAGACGACCTGCCTGGGATGCGTCAGAGCTTCGGTTTCGCCAGATGTGCCGAACTGCTTGATGTAGTCGTAGCGCGCGGCTTTTTTGACTATTTCCGCATCAACGTTGGAAAGTGCAGTGGCAAGTTGCATTTCTAGGTCTCTGATGCGCTCCTGCTGAAGCAGGATCAACGCCTCAGCAATTGCGGGATGCGCTGCTGCCTTTGCTGCGTCAAGCATTGCGGGCCTCCTGCATGTCGCGGCGGGCGCACTGGTATGCGTACTTGCTCAGCCAGTTCTCAATGGCTTCGCCCTGGGCCTTGTAGTCCTTCAGTTCAGCGATGACCTTCGCGAGATCGAACGGGATCTCCTTCATTGCCTCGATCACGAACTCAGGTGCGTAATCAGGCCCGTAGTGGATCTGCACGTATGCGTCGAGGAACGAGTCCTCTGCGTCGTACTCGCCCTGCTGGTGGGCCAGAGCATCAGCGTCTCGGCTGGCGAGGCATGGGATACATGCGTTCATGCAACCACCTTTTTGATCTCTTGTATCTGCACGTCGAGCCATCCAGCCTTGCTCGCCAGCTCAGCACACTGCTTTGCCGCCGACTCCAGGCCGTATAGCTTGCTCCGCACTGCAGATCGCTTGGCATTGCGCTGCCACGCCACTTGGTCAAAGTCCTCAATCGGCTTGCCGCCAGCCTTGCGCGCCATAGCCTGCAGTCGCTCGCGAGCTGCGCGCGCATCATCCAGCAGGCCAGGGGCAACGCCGGTGACGCGCCAGCCCTTGTGCACAGACACCTGATCCGCCTTGTTCGCCGCACGCCGCTTGCGCTCGATCTCCAGGCCCTCCGCCTTCATGGCGCCGAGCTGCAGTTCGCTGATTTGCTGGCCGTGGATATTCACAAAAGAAAGACCCATGAGAAGCCTCCTTGCGGCCCGCAGGCCAGAAACGAAAAAGGCCCTGCATTGCAGAGCCTGGGTGTAAAGAGCCGCGTGGTGCGCGCCACGTTCCGTGCGATCAATCCCCGATTCCTGGGCGCGCGCGGCTGGAAAACCATCACAACTGCAACCGGCAGAGCTGCAGCACTATCCCGAGGGACCCAGTTGCAGATGTGATGGGCCCTGGGCTTGCCAGGGCGGGGGATCAGGGCCGCTTGCGCACGATGGCCGCGTGCCTCATGTTCATGCTCCAGTCAATGTCGTAGCCGAATTCATCAGCCAGACTGGCCAGTGAAGCCCCCTCGAAGTGATTTGGCAGAGGCCCGTTGTCGTCATGCCAACGGAACGCATCGCGCCATATCACCTTGTCGCCTTCCTTCAGGAAAGGGCGCAGCAGGTCGGCAACCTGCGCGTTTATGGACTTCATCTCTCATCTCCTTGTGTGCCCCGGCTACGAGCCGGGGGAGGGGTCAGGCTGCGGCTGGCGCGCGCTTCGTTACGGTCACGTCGTAGGTCTCGCCGCCGCCGACGATCTCGTATGCGCCGCCCTTGGACTGCGCGTATTCGATGGTCAGTCGATGGAAGTCCTGGGTCACGTCATGGCGCAGGGTTGCAGATTTGTAGTTGCCGCTACCAAGGTCGGTTACGCGGCCGGCGTATACGGTGCCCGTGAGGGGCGACAGCATCACGCGGAATTCAGTCTTTGCTTTCGCCATGTCTTCTCCTGTTGAAAAACCAAAGGCGCCGCAACGGGTCATGGCGCCTTTGGTTCTGCCCCTGTGCGCCAGGGGCGGGCGGTCAGGCGGACGCCTTCGGGGCGATGCTGAACTCCTGGCCATCCAGGTAGTAGTAGGTCTTGTCGTGGCGGTTGTATTCGCACTTCAGTGTGGCAACGTAGACCACATCGCCAACCATGAACTCCTGCTCATAGACATCATTTCCACAGTTGTAGGCGCCTTGGCAGTCATCGAACGCGCGGTTCGCCAGGACCTCCTCCAGAGCCTCGGCATCTTCCAAAGATGGGAAGACGTTGTTCTCGGCTGCCTGGTCGAACTCGTCGTAGGCCTGCTTCGCAGCCTCCAGGGCCTTCTGGGCGGCGTTGATTTCAGCCTTCAAGGTCTCGCGTGTCTGTGTGCTCATGAGTCACTCCGTGGTGGTTGAAAAAACGAAGCGCACTCGGCGAATGCGCTTTGTTTTGCCCAGATGTCGCTCTGGGCCGCGCCGGTTTCCCGGTCTCACGCTGTGGCTTCACTGATTGCGTTGAGGGGTCGCCACTCCCAAGTACCCGGTGCCTGATGGTTCCATGCCCGGTAACTCGCCTTTCGCATGTCCGCGAGACTGCGCGGCCAGGTGGTGGCCGGGTCTGCCGGCTCAGGTGTGTCGCATGTGCTCTCCTTCGCAGCGCGGGGCTGCTGGTGTTTCGCCGGATGTCCGCGCCGGCTCGCGAGTGCTTTTTTGATCTACCCCAGCTGGGGCCTAGGTCGCAGGTGTTGGTTCGTGCGCTCGCTGTCTTTTCGCTTTCGCTTCTGCCGACAGATCACAGGGGCAGGGCCTTGCGGCCTGTTCATCCTTCGTTGGAGAGCTACAGAGAGATGCGGGCAGGACGGCCATTCCCTGCTATGACACTGTCTGACGTGCCTCGCAAGCCACGCTCCCGCGCTTTCGCGCCGTCTTGGGCATGGACTGATTGCCTTCCCGAGGTCATCACCCCTCGCGTTTCGACTGTGGTGCACCCCCGTTACCTTTGGTGCCGCCGCATCTCTCTGTAGCCCTCGGTTGTTAAAGACCAGTCGGCGCAGGCTCTATCGCCTCCCACCCACCGCAGCCGCCCTGGGGCGTTTGTTGCTGCGATGGGATGTACTGTACCGATATCGGTATGAGGCGTCAATACCGAAATCGGTACGTGGCGGATATTTTTTTGCCCCTGCGTTTTGCGCTGCCGCCCAGACGCAAAAAAGCCCCGTCGTGCAGGGCTTGTGTTGGGGTGGGGCGGCTCAGTTGGCCGATGGCGCCAGGGTTGGGCGGCTACAGAGATCGCAACCTGACCAGGCGCTGATCGTCGGCCGTGGTGCCGCCCGCAACCAGCTCATCAATCGACTGTTGGACGCGCAGCTCGAGCATCTCGACATCATCTTGGCCTAGATGCGTTTTCGAGACGGCGCGGGCGTTTGTCAGTGCATCCGCCAAGGTCTCGATGTCTTGCAGGGTCGTGTAGGGCATTCAATGCTCCAGTTGCGCCGCAACAGCGCGGCACCACCATCTTGCTGTCACGACTGCCTGCCTGTGGGCAGCCGGGCATGAAAAAGCCCGCTCGGGGCGGGCTCTATTCGTTCTCTAGGGCGCCTATGCGCGAAGCTGGCGGCAAGTAAAAATCACCGCGAGTCGTGTAATGTTGGTACATGTCCAGAAGGGTTATCTCGTCCCCGCTGTTTCTCCACTGAAAGTGCAGTAGCCAGTCGGATGTGCCGCCAACAGACCTGCCTCTTCGGTACTCGGGGAGGCCCAAGTGGTAATGCCACAGGTCATGGCGCTTAGCAAAATCAAAATTCTGCGCGCCGGCATTAAGCCAAGAGGGGGAGATTCTGCCCGGGTACTTTGTTGGATCTTGCAGCCCGCAGCTTTGGAAAGTGCTAACGAATTCGCCAACAGCCAACTGCTGGTCCTCCCGCACTCTCGTCAGCTCTTGCGCGAACTGAAGATTGAAATGAACGATGTAGTTGCTCATGCGCCAGTTTTTGCGGCTGCTTTCATGAACGCAACGATCTCCAGCGGGCTAAGACCTGGCGGGACGGTGAAACGCGGACTGGACAAGGCCTTCTTCATGCGACTTTGATCGAAGTCGCCAGGCAACAGGTCGCCAGAGGCGCGGCCATCTGGCGCGTCTGGGGTAGCGTTCCTCGTCTTCTCTATGATCATAGTGATGATGTCATCCATAGGCCACCTCACGTAAGCGCCACCTGAAGCACAAGTCCAGTGCTTCAACGTACGACTACACGTTGCATGTAGTGCCTAGTGTCGCTAGGTAAAAATTGGCAAAGCCCTAAATTTTAGCACGAAAATTCATGACATTCTTTGTTCTGAAATTTCGTCGGTTAGGGCAGCTTAACACCCTTCTTCGCCTATATCTAGTGTTTCGATGCGAACTTCCGGGTGTTCCTCTGTAGGTTCGACGCTCACACGGTGCCAGTTGTGGGGTGTTCGCATCGTCCTTCGATGCTTGTTCGATGCTGCTTTCGCTTGGAAGTTCGGTAGCGAATGTCGTGAACCTGGTCGGTCTGGGCAGCATGGTCATGACCCTGAGCGGCCAGCCCTACAACCTCGCGGCGTCGGCCTTGCGCCGCTAGCCTCCTGGGCAGGCAGCGCCGATGCCGGTGTTGGAGGCGGCGTTGACCGTTGCGTATCTTGAGGATTCGTCCCGCAATGTCGCGCCTTTGATACCGGCCACGAACGACTTAAACCCAGCGTACCCACCGTAGCTGTTTTTCGCATTGACCTGCCCGCATACAACAGCTCCATCAAAATACGCTTTAAGGCGAACGTCGCGAAACTTTGCGCTGTCTGGGTCTTTTAGCACATGCAGAACAGCCTTCTTCCCCAGCTCAATCGCCTCAATTTCGTTGCCGCCTGAGTAGAGGAAATCCTTGATTTCATTTGAATAGGCGATGACTTCGTTTAGGGAGGCATCGCTAAGATCATCCACTGCTGTGCGATACGGCGTTGGCGCACATCCGCAAAGTGCGACAACCAGCGCTGTAATCAAAACTTTCTTCATCCCTCTCTCCTTCGTTGGCCTCAGAAGTCCTTGGCGCCGGCCTTGGTCTGCTGTTGCTGGCGCGCTTGCTCCTCGGCCTTAGCTGCCGCGCTACGGATGGAGACTGAGCCTTCGTCAATCTGGGAAGCGCGCAGCCTTGCGACCAGGTCAGAGTCGCCCTTTGCCCAGGTCTTGACCCAGTTGTCGAACTCTGCGCCGGCGCGGTTTTTCACAGGCTTGGTATCTATGGTTGCGGGCTTGCCGTACTTCTCTTCGAGGGCATCGCCAACGACACGCGCATGCGCAATCGGAAAGATCAGGTACAGGCTGGAGAACTTCCCATCAATGAACTTCGCTCGCCCATAGGTCACCATCCCGCCGCCAAAAGAGGTGCCCTCGCGGCATTCAGCCAGCTTCTGCTCGAAAGCTGCGGCCCCGCCTCTCATGTAGGTCGGCGCGCATGAATCACGCGTGTAAGTGCAAGCATCATCCTTGCACTGGTAAAGGGGTAGAGCCGCTTGGAATTGCTCCATCGAGGCGCCAAGACTTACCCCCTTATAAGAGAAGTCGTCAGCCAAAGCTGTGAGTGAACACGCTGCGAATGCAGCGGCAATGATCAAATTTTTCATCCCTCTCTCCTTCTTCAGAGCTTGGTTCCCATCCATATCGCGCGACCCTGGATTAAGGCTTCGGCCTTTCCGTCAACCACGATGTCTGGATGCTCGTCTTTGTCCGCATTGTCAGATACGGCATGCCATACATCGCTTACCCTCTGGAAGCGCTTCACGAGCATGTCTCCGTCCCAGGAGAACGCGTAGATACTGCCATTGCGCGGCTCTTTATCCGCCCGGTTCAGCAGCAAGATGGAGCCATCTCTGATGGTCGGCTCCATGCTGGTCCCCACCACATTGACCACTGCTGCGTTCAGTGGACTGACGCCTGCGGCGCGAAGGAAGTCTCGACGGAACTGAAGGGCGCTCAGGTGCTCGACAACGCCGTTTGACCGACCTGGCCCAGCGCCCACCTCGACGCTCAGGCGCGATATCTGGATGTAGTCATCCTCATCATCCACCTGCCCACGAAGCAGGGTGTCTATGTCGACGCGGAAGTAGTCGGCGAACTTCTGCAGCGACTCCATCCGGACCCCGGTTTCTCCGTTCTTGATCCGTCCAAGCGTGCCTTGCCCGATGTCGTAGCCATCCCGCTTCATTTCAGCCCGAAGCCCAGCGATGGACTTCTCGCCGAAGAGCATGGCGGCGTTCGCCGCGAGGGTTTCGTTGTTCGCTCCTTGCATGCGCGCGATTCTTTGCGCTTGATGTACCGATATCGGTATGTTAGAGTTGTACCGAAATCGGTTTATAGCTCTATCCATGAACACACCCATCACCACCTATTTGCAAGAGAAGTTGACCGAGGTCGGTACAGCTGGCTTCGAGCAGCTGGCCGCTGACACGGGAGTCAAGGTCAGCTTCATCCGCAAGTTCTTCTACGGAGGCCGCAAGGACCCGCGGGTGAACACCATCCAGCCGCTGCTGGACCACTTCCAGGCGCAGGAGCGACCCAGGGCCCGCCGTCGTGCTGCGTCGGCCGCCGCCCCCGCCCAGCCCAAGGAGCAGGCCCATGCTTCGTGATGACCTTGCTCTTTTGAAGATGGCTTGGCTGAGCCATGCGATGGCCAGGTACGACACGTTGGAAGAGGTAGCCCGCGAGGCCGCAGCAGCTCTGCCGCTCCTCCAGCGCGAGTTCACAGCCGAAATTGCATCGTTGAAGCTGAAGCAGGAGGAGGGTCGTCCTTCTTCACCTCCGCCACGCCTGCCAGAAGGCCGCGATACGCCTGAGCAAAGGCTGACGCGATGACCTCCTCCGTGATTTCTCCGTATATGGGCTGCGTCTGCCTCAGCACCTCGGCTGTGATGACAGCGGCTGGTGCGATCAATTCCTCTTTCATGTCCGCCCTCCTTGGCGATGTTGGTAACGGTTTGGAAGCCACCAGCATAGCCCAGCGAGTGGCGGGCACCTTTTCCTGAATTCAACCCAACAAGAACTGCCTGGAGGGCATACCAACCATGACATACCGCAACCGTGACCTCATCCGTGAACCCCTCTGCATGCTGCGTGCCAGCAAAGAGGAGCGGGAGAAGCTGATCGCTTGGGCCGAGCGCCGGTCCAACGGGGGAGCGGTTGCCCCGACGTTGCTGGACGCCTTGCTGCGCCTGGCCGACGACGAGATTCGTGAAGAAGAGCGTTCGCATCGGACAAATGCTACGCAGCGCCACGGCCTTGACAGGAACGCCTTCGGCGCTCTCCTGGCCGCGTGATGGCTTCTTCGGACCCGCCACATGACCAAAAAAGAAGCCACCCCCATGACCGAACCGCCGATGCAAATCGACTTCGGCAGCGCGTCGCCTGAACAGGTGCGCGCTCTCCAAAAGCTAGCAGATCGCGCGGGGCTCTCCTTCGAGGACTTCGCGCTGAAGCACCTGCTCTTGCTGGCTGAACGCGATGAGAAAAAGCCCGCGCAGGGCCCTATTGGGCGACTGCTGGGTTTCCGCCGCGCTCACTAGGCCGGCACTTTCCAGTTACTGCAAAGCAGCAATCCCATGAAGCCCACCGCATTCCACATCCCCACTCGCTCCGTGATGGCCGGCGCCAAGCCGTACAAGCCCGTCACTCCGAGCGCCATCAATCACATCCGTGTGGTCAGCAGCGCAAAGAGCCGCATTGACAACGACCGCCGCCGGGCAAATCGCCTGGCATCGATATGAAAGGGCAAAAGCAAAAACGCCTGCAGCTGGAGAGCTAGCAGGCGTTCTAGGAGTCTGGTCTCGGGTGCAACCGGGATTCAGACGAATCTGGAAAACACATGCGCATTTTATGGCCCCACCGGGCCAGCGCACAAGAGGAATCGAATGGCCAATGGTATTGACTGGTTCCGATGGCATCACGGCAGTGTCACGGACCCGAAATTTCAGCTAGTGGCGCGTCGCGCGGGATGCCGCCTGCCTGACGTGATCGCTGCCTGGGCGTTCGTTCTGGAGCAGGCCAGCGCGTCCAGCGACCGTGGCTCTTATGGTGATCTCGACTTCGAGTCCATCGACCTGCTGATGGGATTTGACGATGGCGTTACCCAAAAGATCGTGGCTGCCATGGAGGCGCGCGGCCTGCTGGTTGACGGGATGGTTGCTGCTTGGACGAAACGCCAAGTCAAGCGCGAGCGTACCGACGACAGCAGCACCGAGCGCGTGAAGGCGTTCCGCGAAAAGCAACGCCAAGAAACGCCGGAAGCTGGTGATGAAACGCCAGGAAACGCCACGCAACGCCAGGAAACGCCTAGAGAAGAGAAGAGGAGAGAAGAAGAGAAAGAAGAAGCTAAAGCTTCTTTGTCGACTTCGTCGCCGGAAAAGCCGATGGACGAGCTGTTCGCCGACGAGGGCAAGGCCAAGACCGCTGGCGTGCCGAGCTGCCCCATCGATGCCCTGCTGGACGCTTACGAGGAACTGCTGCCCACGCTGCCGGCGCCGCGCCGCTCGCTGTTCAAGGCCGGCAAGCGTGCCGCGCCGATGCGCCAGCGCTGGGCCTGGGTGCTGACGGCAACCCATGAGCGCGGTCCCCGTGCCGGACAGCGCCTGGCCACCAACGCCGCCGAGGGCGTGGAGTGGTTCCGCAAGTACTTCGAGCACGTCGCCAAGTCCGACTTCCTGACCGGCCGTGATGGCAAGTGGACGGGCTGCAACATCGGGTTCCTGATGCAGCTGGAGAAGTTCAGCAAGGTGCTGGAAGGCGCCTACCACCAGGCGGAGGTGTCCCATGCGTGAGCAACTGGCAACCCCCGTGAGCTACGAGACGGAGCGCGCGCTGTTGGGCGGCTTGCTGCTGGACCCGCAGGCGTGGACGGCTCTCCCTGAGCTGGACGATGCGGCGTTTTACGCCCCGACGCACCGCGACGTGTTCCGCGCCATCAAGACCTTGGCAACAACGGGCGCACCGACAGACCCGATCTCGGTCTTCGAGCAGCTGCGGCGCCAGGGCCTGGAGATCGAACTGGCGGATGTGACGGATCTCGCCCAGTACACGCCCAGCCCGTCGAGCATGCGCCGGTACGCCGAGGAGATCCTGGGCCAGTACCGCCTGCGGCAGTTGATGGACGCCGGCCGCGACATCGTGGACTTGGCCATGACGCCGGGCAACACGGCGGCGGAGCAGATCGACAAGGCCCAGATGATGCTGGCCAAGCTGGCGACGGTGAAAGCCAAGCGCGATCCCCAGTACATCCACGAGTCCCTGGAGAAGTACATCGCGCTGCTGCAGGACCTGTCGGAAGGGAAGAACCCCGCCATCGCCACCGGCATCGGCGGCCTGGACAAGCTGCTGAACGGTGGCATGCGCCGCGGCGAAGTGATGGTGATCGGCGCCCGGCCGAAGCACGGCAAGACCGCGCTGGCCCTGGCCATGGCCCGGAACATGGCCCGCGACAACAGCGTGCTCTACCTGAGCCAGGAAATGCCCGTGAACCAGCTGATGCACCGGCACACGGCTGCAGCAGGTTCGTTCGACATCTCCCGAATCCTGGCCGCGAGCGAGGCCGACACAGCCATGTGGGACGCGGTTGGTGACGCCGCGCGCCGCCTGGGGAATCTGCGCCTGAGCCATGACGACCAGTGCAGCCTGTCCCTGATGGATATCCGTCGCAAGGCGCTGAAGGTGCGCCGCGAGCGCGGCCTGGACGTGCTGTTCGTGGACTTCCTGCAGCTCATGGAAGGCGCCGGCGAGGAAAACCGCAACCGCGAACTGGACGTGATCGTCAACGGCATCAAGTCCTTCGCCCTGGACCTGGGCATCTGCGTTGTGGTCTTGAGCCAGATGAGCCGCAAGGCCGACGAGCACTACGGCCGTCCCACGATGAGCCACCTGCGCGACTCCGGCGCCATCGAGGCCGCAGCCGACCAGATCGCACTGCTGTTCACCGACTGGGCCCACCCGCAGAGCAAGCGCACCGCCGAGTTCGAGGGCTATGCCGAGCTGGAGATCGTTGCCCACCGCAACGGTCCCCAGGGCGTGGTGCCCATGGAGTTCATCGGCAAGTACCAGCAGATGGGCGATTGGCTCAAGCCGCTGCCCGTCCGTCGCCCAGTTGCAGAGCCCACCGGCCGCGCCCGCGCCGCCAATTTCTAGGAGACCCCATGAGCCAAACGAACCATCCCTATGCGCTCCTCTGGAGCCAAAGCCAATGCGCCATGCACATCGAACCCGTCATGGACATGCTGACCGAGAACCGCCGGGCCTGCGCGGAAAACCGCCGCATGGACTACGTGCCCATCGCCATCGGGACGCGCGAGGAGTGCGATGCCGCCGCGAGCCGGCTGCGGCCCGTCCTCTGCGAGCGCCGCAGCGGCGCGAAGCGCGCGGACATATGCCAGGAGCCCGCATGACACCCGATAAGCAAAAGCAAAAGCTCGCCGGCCAGACGGCCATCGCGCAGAAGGTGTTCCAGGCCGTGCCCATCGCCGAGGCCTGGACCGTCGCCCAGATCTCGCAGTCTCTGCACCGCACGACCGGCGCCCGCCTGGACCGCCACACGCTGCAAGGCTGCCTTCGCGCCCTGGCCGACTCCGACCTCATCCGCTCCACGGAGCACGGATCGCTGCACCAGCGCGTCGCTGTTTCCGCCGCTCAATCCACCCCGCCCAAGACCAAGGAATCGACCGTGACCCAGCCCGCCAAGCCCGCCACCCCACAACAAGCCGCGCCCGCGTCGGCCATCGACGTGCTGGGCTGCTTGGCCCAGAAGATGCGCGCCCTGGCGGATGAAGTGGACGCCGCGGCGCTGGCCCTGGAGGAAGAGCAAAGCCGCACCACGGGCGAGGCCGCGAAGCTGAAGCAGCTCAAGGCCCTGCTGAAGGAAATCGCATGACCACCTGCAGCACCTGCGTGCACTGGCAACGCAAAGAGACAGACCCAGGCATGCGCCGTCTCGGATTCGCCCAGTGCATGAAGCGCACCAAGGGCCACACGTACAGCGCAACAGCGCCGGCCTGTGACCAGCACAAGGCAGTAACTCAAGAGCAGGCCACCAAGCGGGCCGAGTGGATCAACAAAGGAGTGGGGCAATGAGCAAGACAGAAGCGAAATCGAGCATGCAACTGCCAGAGCCGGACGCATTCATGGATGTTGAGGATCAGCACCTCATGGGGACATCGGGCGAATGGTGCGTGAGCGGCCGCCGTTGCGACGACGAGGATCTCGCGCTCTTCAGCCAGAAGACTGTTGAGGAACTGCTTCAAAAGCAGCGTCAAGACATCGCCAGTGCACTGGCCGAGTACGACAAATTGCGCGACGCGATGAGCGCGCAGTCGGGTTGCAGGGATGGTGGCTGCCTGGTGAAGCGCCCGCAGGGCATGCACACGAACGGCGGCTGCAAATGCCACCGTGACCAGATTGTTTCCCAGCGAATGATGTACGCCGGCCAGCGCCTGGCTGATGTCGTCCGCGCTTTCGTGCAGGAGGCAGCATGAGCAAGACAGAGACACAGAGCGAGGCGCTGAGGCTGGCCCTTCTGCTGCGCATGCAGCGCGATTCGGCCTCTGGCGTTATCACGCACAACGCGGCATCGCGTGCAGCTGCAGAACTGGAATGGCTGGACGCAGAGAACAAGGCCCTGCGCGGCCTGGCAGCCACCTGCTACGCAGGCCTGGGCGCCGAATGCAACCTCCCCGAGAACTGGCTGGATGCGCTGAATGCTGCAGCCAATGGCCAGGCATTCGACACCGAGGGCCTGCTGCCGTTTTCAGCAACCGAGGCTCGCGACGAGACCATCCGGCAGCTGGAGGCGCAGGTCAAGGGTGCGGCACTGTCCGAGCGTGAGCGCATCTGCGCAGCCATCAAGGCCGAGGACGACTACTGCGTCACCCAAGGCGACTACATGCTGGATTCCGACGACTGCATCAAGGTGGCACGCGGTGAATGGGAGCGGCCCGTCTATGAGGTCGAGGCCGCAGCCAAGACAGGAGACGCAGCATGACCGAGCGCGAAATGCTGGAGGCGGCGGCTCGGGCCATGGGACTGCAACAGACCGGGTGGCTTGATGGGCATGAGCCAATGCAAGCCGTTCTGGTTGCCGATGGGGACTATCAGCGGCTGTGGAATCCGCTCAATGACGGAGCGCAGGCTCTTGACCTGGCCGCCGCCCTGCGCATCAGCGTGGAGCACAACCACCCGGCCGACAACCATCCGTGGGTCTGCGCCAGCGTTGATGGGTACGTTGGGCGGGGGCAGCAGTTTGTCGAAGACGTCCCCGACGAATCCCAGCGCGCGGACCGCATGCGCCTGGCCATCCTGCGCTGTGCTGCGGCTCAAGCGCCGAAGGAGCAAGCATGAAAACGCTCTTCATCAACGCCCTCATCGGCATGGCATCTGCGTTTGTGGCCGTGGCATTTGCAACGTGGTCCATTGACCCGTCCGGCTGGGAGCGGATTGACCGGCAGATGTTCCTGTTCATCGCCGCCATCGTGGCATGGCTGCGTTATGCGTGCGGCCTGATAAGGAGGCAAGCATGACCCCGACCGGAATTGAAGCCAAGGTCTGCGAAGACATCGCGCGCCGCCAGCAGTTCGGCCTGCACAAGTACGGTACCACGGTGGCCGAGAACCCCCTGGAACTGCGCCAGTGGCTCCAGCACGCCTACGAAGAGGCCCTAGACCAAGCGATCTACCTGCGCCGCGCCATGGCCGAGCTCGACGCCATCACGGGCCATGACGAGCTGGCCGACATGGTGCGGGCGGGGAAGGGGGCTCAGGCATGAGCACGACCCCCGCACACGTGGTCATCCAGTTCTGGGTGGTCTCGGCCCTCTACGCGAGCGAATGCCACTGGCTGTCATGGCTCTATCGGCGTGACTCGACCCTGGGGCGCGTCCGGCGCTATGCCAACGCTGCCCGGGCGCGCGCTGTCGTGGTCTATGACCGCGTGTTGAATCAGGAGGACCTCATTGACTGACCGCACCCCCATCGATCCCCAGGTGGCCGTGGACTACATGCTCCAGACCGCGCCCCGCTACGCCGCTGCGAAAGCAAAGCGCGTGCAGCTGGAGGAGTTCCGCAAGAGCAAGAAGGCCATCCTGATGCAGCAGTCCGAAGGGAAGACCGTGGCGGACCGCGAGGCCTCTGCATACGCCCACCCGGAGTACATCGAGCTGCTGAATGGCCTGGAAGCTGCCGTGGAGGCCGAAGAACTCTTCCGCTGGAAGATGAAGGCGGCAGAGCTGCAGGTGGAGATTTGGCGCAGCCAGGAGGCAAGTAGCCGCGCAGAGGGGAGGGTGGTTCGATGAAAGCCGACCAACTGGCAGAGATCATTCTTCGCGCATCGACCCGCAACTTGGATGATGAAGTTCGGATCGTCGTTCACAACCCGGGGAAGGTTGGGCCGCGTTCTTCTGTCCCCCTTCAGGTGGCTGGATACGGGATGGATTGGGAGCGCGGCACGTTCGAGTTGATCCCGGCCATGCCTCTGACTCGCCTGACACCAGAGGATGTGGCCGCGATCCACAAGAGCGTCAGCGCAGGCTCATCCTGGCATGCATACCAGGCGCACAAGAAGCTGCACGAGCGCATTCAGCAGCTTGAGGCCGAGATTGCGGCACTGAAGGGAGGCCAATGACCTTCCGTCGCACACGCTGCGCCCACTGTCGCGCCAAGCTGGACCCCGGCCAGCGCATCCACCCACATTGCATTGCCGGTTACGCCGAAGCCGAGGGCGCCAAGGCAGAGCGCAAGCGACAGAAGCAGGCGAGAGCTGCAGCCAGGGTAGAGAAGGCAGAGACACGTCGGCGCAAGGAGGCCACCAAGCCGCGCGCCAAGTGGCTGTCCGAGTGCCAGGACATCATCAACAAGATCGTCCGTCTGCGCGACAAGCACTTGGGCTGCTGCTCATGTGACCGCGGCCCCGAATGGGATGGCCAGTGGCACGCATCGCACCTGCGTTCCGTGGGCGCCGCGTCAGCAGTCCGGTTCAACCTCTGGAACATCCACAAGGGCTGCTCCATCTGCAACAACCACCTGAGCGGCAACCTGGCCGAGTACCTGCCGCGCATCCGTGCCCGCATCGGCGACGACAAGGTGGACTGGCTCTACACCCAGAACCAGGTCGTGACCCACGACGTGGAATACCTCAAGAAGTTCAAGCGAGTGATGGGCAAGCGCCTGCGCCGCATGGAAAAACGCTGCAACTGAAGAAAGAGAGCCACGCATGAAGCGAGACCTGAACCTGACCGTGCCCGTGGAGTTGCGACAGGCCGAGGAGTTACTGGAGCGGTACGGCCGCTGGGCGCAGGACCGATACAAAAAGCAGCGGTGCGCCAGCGCCGAAGGCAAGTACGTGCCGCCGCCGCTGCCCATGAAGGACCGAGAGGAACCCATGGAGCCTTTCATGCCGGACTGGAGCGCCATGCAGGTCCAACGCGCGCTGCAGGTCGTGCCCATGCAGTTCCGCCGCATCCTGCTGGCCCTGTACATCCCTCAGAAGGAGCATCCCAATGCCGCGCGCCGGCGCATGAACGCCACCAATCAGCAATGGCACCAGGGCCGGATCAATGGCCTTCGCTCTTTCTGGTCGTCATATTCGCGCCGGGACTTGCGAAACTTGACACGGGATGCAATAATCGCGACCAATTACCGCGACACTGAGTCGTGCGCCCCGGTTACCTGAAGGTAGCCGGAGGCGTGAGAAACACAAAAGCCCGCATGGTTCGCGCCCTGCGGGCTTTTCCATTTGCGCCCGAACCAGCCGGGACGCGCGCTGCGGGATTGGCGCGCGGGAATGTCTCGCCACAAGCTGCGGAGCTGGTCAGCGAACGGCATCCCCCCAGCGCCCCAGCAGGCGTAAGTCCGATGGGGTGACTATCAACACGGCCTCGCTGACGCGGGGCCTTTTCGTTTCCGCCACCGCTCGGGCGCGCCCAACACGCCTCACTCGCCAGGGACGCCTTGCCCGCAGCGGTGGCCCCCATCACCAAGGGGTGAGTACTTCGCCAGTCCTCACAACCACGAATGAGCCATCGGCGCTCCGGTTTAACTTGTTGCGGTTCATGTCTTCGTAATACGCAAGACCCGACTGCACAGTGCGGCCATTAAGGGAGTCCGACACGATGAACTCCTGGTACTTGATGACCTGCAGCTTACTGCCGTGAGCATCCTTCACGTAAATGCGCTCAATTTCCTTGGGTGCCATTGATAGTTCCTTATTGAAATTACTTACAGATATTCCCATGAAGCTAACTCCGAAACAAGAGCGCTTTGTGGCCGAGTACCTGGTAGACCTGAATGCGACTCAGGCCGCGATCAGGTCTGGCTACAGCGCAAAGACGGCCCCCGAACAGGCAAGCCGACTGTTAAGCAATGTCAAGGTATCAGAAGCGGTCCAGGCAGCCATGCAGGCCCGTTCGCAGCGCACCGAGATCACGCAGGACATGGTGCTGCGCGAGTTGGCAAAGATCGGCTTCAGCGACATCCGCAAGGTGGTGCGCTGGGGTACGACGGAGCTGCGCACGACCGAAGGCAAGGACGGCGAGGCCGTGACGGAGCCCTATCACGGCCTGCGCTTGGTGGCGGCCGATGAGATCGATGACGACACCGCTGCCGCGATAGCCGAGGTGAGCGAGGGCCGCGACGGGCTTAAGGTCAAGTTCCACGACAAGAAGGGCGCCCTCGTGGACATCGGCCGGCACTTGGGTATGTTCAAGGACCGCGTGGAGCACAGCGGACCGGATGGCGGCCCCATCCCAACGACGCCGACCGTGATCGAACTGGTGGCTCCGAATGTCCAAGGCAAGGATTGAACTGCCGCCCAAGCTGATCCCGGTGTTCAGTGGTGAGGCGCGATACCGGTGCGCGCACGGTGGCCGGGGATCTGCAAAGACCCGCAGCTTCGCGATGATGACGGCGGTCCGCGCGTACATGTTCGCCGAGGCCGGCGTGTCTGGGGTGATCCTTGGCGCGCGGGAATACATGAACAGCCTGAGCGAGTCCTCGATGGAGGAGATCAAGCAGGCCATTCGCTCGGTGCCTTGGCTTGATGCCTACTTCGAGATCGGTGAGCAGTACATCCGCACGAAGAATCGCCGCGTCTCCTACGTGTTCGCCGGCCTGCGCCACAACCTGGACAGCATCAAGTCCAAGGCGCGCATCCTGATCGCCTGGGTGGACGAGGCCGAAAGCGTCAGCGAGGTGGCTTGGCAGAAGCTGGCCCCCACGGTGCGCGAGCAGGGCTCCGAGATCTGGGTGACATGGAACCCGGAGAAGGACGGCAGCCCCACGGACAAGCGATTTCGCAAGGAGCCGCCACCGAATTCGAAGGTTGTCGAGTTGAATTACTCGGACAACCCCTGGTTTCCCGAGGTGCTCGACCAAGAGCGCCAGGCCGACCGCGACCGGCTGGACGACCAGACCTACGCCTGGGTATGGGATGGCGCGTACCGCGAGAACAGCGATGCGCAGATCCTGTCTGGCAAGTACCGCGTGGCCGAGTTCGAGCCTCAGCCGGGCTGGGATGGACCGTACTTCGGCCTGGACTGGGGATTCTCGCAAGACCCGACCGCCGGCGTGAAGTGCTGGGTCGGGGATGGCCGGCTCTGGATCGAATACGAGGCCGGCAAGGTCGGCCTGGAGAACGACGACATCGCCGACTACGTGATCCAGCGGCTGCCGGGCATCGAGCAGCACACGGTGCGCGCCGACTCCGCGCGCCCCGAGACGATCAGCCACGTCAAGAGCAAGGGCCGCGACGGCAAGCGCCAGTGCCTGCCCAAGCTCGAAGCCGTGGAGAAGTGGAAGGGCAGCGTAGAGGACGGCATCGCCCACCTGCGCGGCTACAAGGAAATCGTCATCCATGAGCGCTGCACTCAGGTGCTGCGCGAGGCCCGGCTCTACAGCTACAAGGTGGACCGCAAGAGCGGCGACGTGCTCACGGACATCGTGGACGCGAACAACCACTACATCGACGCATTGCGTTATGCGCTTGGCCCGCTGATCAAGCGCGCTGGGTATTCCTGGAGAGGCTTCTGATGGGCATCATCAAAAATTTCGCTGATGGGCTCGTCAACATCGTGGCGAACCTGGGCACCGGCCGCGACAAGGCGGCGCACAACCAGTACGTGGACACGCTGCTGGCCGGCCCGGCTCTGCTGGCCGCGTACCGCAACTCCTGGCTGGCCCGGGCCATCATCGACTACCCAGCCGAGGATTCAACCCGGAAGTGGCGCCAGTGGCGCGCCGAGTCCGAGCAGATCACCAAGATCGAGCGGCTGGAGAAGGCGCTGCACCTCAAGCGCCGCGTGCAGGACGCCGTGACGGCCGCGCGGCTGTACGGCGGGTCGGCGATCTACCTGAACACCAAGACGGCGAAGCAAGAGCTTCCGCTGCAGGTGGGTAAGGAGGAGATCCGGTCCCTGGTGGTGCTGACCCGGAACAACCTGACCCCTGACCAGGTGGTGCGCGACATCGACAACCCGTACTACGGGCGGCCGGAGTTCTACACCCTGGCCACGGGCGACAACGCCGGGCAGGTGCGCATCCACGCCAGCCGCTTGGTGATCTTCCAAGGCGCCACGGTGCCTAGCGATCCCAGCACGGCCATCGTGCAGCAGGGCTGGGGCGACAGCGTGCTGCAGTCCACGATGGACGCTGTCCAGCAGATGGACGGCACCATGGCCAACATGGCCTCGCTGGTCTTCGAGGCGAAGGTGGACGTGTTGAAGTTCAAGGGCTTCGCCGACCTGCTGGCCGACGAGGGCAATGACGCCCAGGTCACGCGCCGGCTAAGCACGCAGGCGGCCATGAAGGGCATCAACGGCGCCCTGGTCATCGACGCCGAGGACGACTACGAGCAGAAGAGCGCCAACTTCGCCGGCCTGCCGGACGTGGTGGCCAAGTTCATGGACGCCGTGGCGGGCGCCTCGCGCATCCCGGTCACGCGCCTGTACGGCCGAGCAGCTGTGGGGCTGTCGGGCTCTGGCGATGGCGACGAGCGCGTGTACTTCGACCGCATCGGGCACATCCAGGCCACGGAGATCCAGCCGGCCATGGAGCTGCTGGACGAGTGCCTGATCTGGCAGGCCCTGGGCGCGCGTCCCGAGGAGATCTATTTCGAGTGGCGCCCCTTGCGGCAGCTGACCGAGACGGAGCGGGCCGACATCTTCAGCAAGACCGCATCGGCCGCGCGCGCCTTGGCCGGCAATAACGAGGGCGCGCTGATTCCCATGGATGCCCTGTCCGACTCCCTGGTGAACGAGTTCACTGAGCAGGGGATGCTGCCCGGCCTGGAGCAGGCCATCGAGAAATACGGCAGCTTGGGAGAGCAGGGACTGCCGGCCGAGAGCGGCCAAGAGGAGCCGCTGCCGAGCACTGGAGAGGAGCAACCATGAACGTGAAATTCGCTGACCGCGTGGCCGTGGGCGAGCTGAAGGAAACCCGCGAGGGCTACCTGGTAGCCACGGCCCGTGTGGCGCGCACCGGCGTGCAGCTGTACTACGCGAGCGAGCTGGGCGACGTGGCGCGGGATGCCGGCTTCAAGCCTGGCGACGTGGTGCGGGTCTATCGGCATGCCGACGAGGTGTTCGCCAAGGACTCGCTGGCCAGCATCACACGCCTGCCCGTGACGGTTGACCACCCGGCCGAGGAGGTCACCGCAGCGAACTGGCAGCAGCTGGCCGTGGGGGAGGTGGGCGACGCCTACGCGACCGAGCCGGAATGGATCGTGGTCAATCCCATGATCAAGGACGCCGGGGCGACAAAGGCCGCGCGCACGACCCATCAGGAAATCTCGATGGGCTACAGCGCCGCGATCGTGCCGGCCCGCGATGGCCTGGAGGCCGACTTCGAGCAGCGCGGCATTCGCTACAACCACCTCGCCCTGGTGCCCAAGGGCCGCGCCGGCGAGATGGCGCGCATCGGCGATTCCTGGGGCGCGAGCCCTGTCCAAGATTTTCAACCGGGCATTTCGCCCAAATCCAAAGGAGGGCTTATGCCTGACATGAAGACGGTGGTGCTGGGCGACAAGGCCGTCCAAGTTGCCGACACCGATGTTGCTCTGATCGAGCAGTACAAGACCGACATGGCGCGCAAGCTGGCCGATGCCGAGACCGCCAAGAAGAAGTCCGACGAAGAGAAGGACGAGGAAATCGGCAAGCTCAAGGCCGAAGTCAAGAAGGCCAAGGACGCCGCTGTCATCGACGTGGACAAGCTGGTGGCCGACCGCACCGAGCTGGTGGGCCTGGTCAAGACCATGGACGCCAGCATCGACCCCAAGGGCAAGTCCGACGCCGAGCTGCGCAAGGCTGCCGTGCTGGCCAAGCTGGGCGACTCCATCGTCAAGGACGCCAGCGATGCCGAGATCACCGGCATGTTCAAGGCCCTGGCCAATGATGCCGCCACCATGAACCCCGTGGCCACCGCGCTGCGCCAGGGCGTGGTCAACGTGGGCGACGCCCAGACCCAGGCCGACAAGGCCCTGGCCACGGCCAACGCGGACCTCAACGCCTGGCGCACCAAGCAGTAAAGGAGGGCACACACCATGCCTATTCAGTTCAAGAAAAACCTCGTCGCCTTCGCCGTTGGCCGCCGCGTCAACATGGAAGAGTGGAACACCTTCACCCGCACCAAGGAAGGCTCTGGCACGCTGGGCTTCGGCGTCCCGGTCAAGCCCGGCACTGGCGCACACACCTGCGTCCAGATCACGGCCACCACCGGCGAGAACGTGCTGGGCATCACCGAGGCCTCGCAGGTCCTGCCGCGCCCCGGTGACGGCTACGCGCAGTACGACAACGTCGGCATCTGCGAATCCGGCGTCATTGGCGTGCTGCTGGGCGCCAACGTGACCAAGGGCCAGGCGGCCCGCTGGAACACGGCCGCCAACAACTGGACCGGCGCTGCCCAGTCCGCCACCGTGGTGACCATCCCCGGCGCGCAATTCGAAGAGGACGGCGTCAGCGGCGCGGTCGGCGTCGTGCGCTACCGCCGCCCCGTCCCCTCGCTTTCTGTTTCGGGAGCCTAAAAAATGCACCAATTCACTGACCAACAAGCACTCGCGTTCGTCACCGGCCAGGCCTACCAGGTCAACCAGCGCGTGTACGAGGCGCGCCATCCTGATTGGGACTTCGGCCGCCTGATCTTCGTGGACAGCTCGGCGCCCGAGTGGTCCCCGGGCATCCTGACCTACACGTCCGACAGCACCGGCCGCGCCAACTGGCAGTCCGGTTACGCCAAGGACATCCCCCTGGCCGATGTCAACCAGGACATGCAGACTAAAACCTTCCAGCTGGCGGCCATCGGCTACCAGTGGAATCTGGAAGAGGTCAACACGACCATGGCTTTCCCTGGTGCAAGCCTGTCGGATCGCCGCGCGCGCGCCGCTCGCCTGGCGTACATGAAGTTCATGTTCGACCTGACCCTCAAGGGATCCCCCGAAAAGGGCATGGGCGGCCTGATCAACTACAACGGCGTGGTCGTGGCGAATGCGCCTGCTGACGGCACTGGCGGCTCCACGCTGTGGGTGAATGCGGCCGGCGTGGGCCAGAAGACCCCGGCCCAGATCGTGCGCGACATCAACATCGCGCTGCAGGGCATCTCGCTGGCCACGTTCGAGACCGAGCTGGCCGACACCATCCTGCTGCCCGTGGAGGCCTTCAACTACATCGCCGCGACGCCTTACAGCGCCACGACGATGGAGACCATCCTGTCGTTCGTGATGCGCACGAACCTCTACACCATGCAGACCGGTCGCCCCCTGACCATCCGCACGGTGCGCGAGCTGGGCACGGGCGCCGCCAACGGCACCACGGGCCGCATGGTGGCCTACAAGAACGACGGCGAGTACGTGAAGCTGCACCTGCCCATGCCGCACCGCTTCCTGCCGGTGTACCAGGACGGCCCGCTGAACTACGCGGTGCCAGGCATCTTCCGCACCGGTGGCGTCGAGCTGCTGACCACGGTGGCCATGCGCTACATCGACCAGATCAGCGAACCGCCCACCCCCTGACGGGCCTGGGTTGAGGGCTACGGCCCTTGACCCGGCATACCCAGCCCATTGCCCAGCAGTGGGCTTTTCTATGCCTGGAGCGACCATGAAAAAGATCACGAACCTGACCAACAGCCCCTTTGACCTGCAGGGTGTCGATGGACTGGTACGCCTGCCGGCCTTTGACAGCGTCAAGGGCGAGTTCTCTGGCGAGTACCTGGACCTGCTGGAGGCCAGCATGGCCGTGAGCGTGGAGGATACCGACGCAGAGCCTGAAGGCCAAGCGGCAGAGCAAGGCGTGTCCGAACCGAAGGCCAAGCGCGCGAAGAAGGCGGCCTGACCATGGCGGCATACGGAACCGATGAAGGCCTGCAGGCCTGGCTGACGGCCCAGGGCCTGACCTTGCCAGTGGGCGCCGTGCCCGCGACTCTGCGTGAGATCGGCAGCGCCTATGTGGATAGCGTTTACAGCCATGCACTTCAGTGCAGCAGGAAGACGAATGGATGGAATCAAGAGCTTGAATGGCCGCGTGCTGGACATCGCATAAAAGGCCAAGAGGTGCCCGACACGCTGATCCCGTTGGCCTGGGTAAATGCTTCTTATAGGGCAGCATGGCTAGAAGCAAATAACCCCGGATGGGCGACTGGCAGCAACGATCCAAACCGCGTCACCAAGCGCGAGAAGGTCGATTCCATTGAGCGCGAGTTTTTCTCGGCTGCTGATGCTGGTGGTTCGGCATCGGCTCCGGGGGCGGTTGCTGACGCCTTGATCAACGGAATGATCGCTCCTTGGCTCTGCTCGAAAGCTAGGCGCGCAGATGCGCTTTTCCGCGTCATTTAGCTGTTTATTTATCCAGCGTTGGCCCCTAAAATAGTCGAGCCGCCAAGGTGCGCTAACACCAAGGCGGCTCTAACCAAACCATCATTTTTAGAGGAAATGAAAGCATGGCTGCGCGCATTTTACCGACGCCCGAGCAACTGCGAGAGCTGCTCCGCTACGAGCCCGACACCGGCAAGCTGTTCTGGAAGGAGCGGGGACTTGATTTTTCCCGATGCAAGAGCCAGCAGCAGCGCTGGAACACCCGGCATGCCGGGAAAGAGGCGCTAACTTCGATTAATAACAGCGGATACAGAAATGGCCATGTTCTGAACTCTGCAGTTTTGGCTCATCGAGTTATCTGGGCGATGGAAACCGGCAAATGGCCGGATGTTGATATCGACCACAAAAGTGGTGACAGGCTTGATAACCGATGGAGCAATCTAAGGCAGGCGACAAAGCTGCAGAACGCAAGAAACAAAGCAAAGACCAAGGGAACGACTTTCGGGTTAAAGGGCGTGGCAGCAGTGGCCGGGAGCCTCAGGTTTCAGGCCCGAATCAGCGTTCTTGGAAAGCTCCTCTATTTGGGTATCTTCGATACGGCAGAGGCTGCTCACGCCGCCTACTGTGAAGCCGCGAAGAAGTACCACGGCGAATTCGCAAGGACTGAATAAATGGCCGACTTCTACACCGAAATGGCCGCCATGACGCGCGGCCTGCTGGCACCGACCAGCCAAGGCGGCCTGGGCCAGGGCGAGATCGTGCTGACCCGCAAGACGCCTGGCACGCCCGGGCCGAATCCCTGGGACCCCGTGGAGCCCGTCACGCAGGCAGAGACGTTGCGCGGCGCGGTGCGCGGGGTGAGCCAGCGCCTGGTGGGTACGGAGATGGGCGGCACGGTGATCCTGGCGTCCGACCGCCAGGCCATCTGCGAGGTACCCCAGATGCAGTACCAGGCCGGCGACACGCTTACGGTGGACAGCGTGCCGGTCCACATCATTGCCTTCGAGCGCATCCCGGCTGCGGGCACCACTTCGGCGGTGAAGTTTACGATTCGAGGTTGACCATGGCCACGCGCCCCACGATGTCCCAGGCGCGCCTGTTCGCGCAGCTGATCGCCGAGCTGTCGCCCGAGGTCTGGCGCGCCTTCATGGCCAGCGTCACCGACCTGCAATCGCAGGTGGACTGGCCGACACTGCTGGACGCTCTGGAGCGCATGGACACGCCAGCGGCCATCGCGGCGCTGCACATCGACCCCGCAGCCTGGGCTGTCTACAGCGCCAAGGTGAGCGAGGTCTACGCGAAAGCTGCGGCATCCACGATCGCGCAGATCCAGGCCCAGGGCATTGGCGGCATCGGCGTGCGGTTTCGCATGACCGACCCGAGCGCTCAGGAGTGGATCCGCGAGAACGTGGCCAACCGCGTCGTGGGCTTCAGCAATGAGCAGGTGCAAGTTGCGCGCAAGGTCATCGAGGCCGGATACGCGCAAGGTCAGGGACCGCGCAACATCGCTGTGGACCTGGTTGGCCGGGCCACGGGCGGCACGGCTCGTGAAGGCGGTGTGCTGGGCCTCGACGGTCCGCGCGCCGCGCGCCTGCAGGCTGTGACGCAGGGCATGCGCACGGCAGAAGGCGTCCGAGACCTGGTGATCGAGCATGCGGACGGCACGGTGTCGGTTCGGTACAAGGTCAATGAGGCGACAGCGAAGCGCATCCTGAAGGCTCACAAGGCTGGCACTGCAGTGCCAGATGCGGAGCGCGCGATCAGCGAGCGGCAATATCGGAATGCCTTGCTAAAGGACCGCGCCGACACCGTGGCAGCTACGGAGACCGCCAACGCAGTGATGGGTGGGCGCATGGAGCAGTGGAGGCAGCTGGTCGATTCAGGCGTTGTCGATCCCGCGAACGTGATCAAAACCTGGCAGCACAGGCGCGGCGCTTCGCTCTACCACCGGCCCGACCATCTGGCGAAGTCGGGGAAGTCTGTGCGCGGCCTGTTTACTCCCTTCGTTTTCCCCGATGGCGCGCAGCTGCTGCACAGCCATGACCCGAAGGGTGGGGCGAAGCACAACATCAGATGCGGATGCGACACGACGTTCCGCCTGGATCACACAGTAGGGCTTGAGTAATGGGTGCTTTCGCAGATCAGCTGACCGATTGGGCGAAGAAGACCGAAGCCCGCACCACAGCCGTCTACCGGCGCAGTGTGGAGCTCCTGGCCGACGAGATGAGGACCACGGATGAGCAGGGAGGCCGCGTCCCGTTCCAGGACGGCGAACTCGCGCGCTCGCTCCAAGCATCGACTCAGGCCATGCCGACGACAGCGCCAGGACCATTCCCGGGAAACGATGTCGGCGCGGTAGTGGCGACCCTGAAGCTCGGTCAGCCCATCTGGCTGGGTTACCAGGCGGTCTATGCCCGCCGGCAGAACTATGGGTTCGTCGGCGCCGACAAGCTGGGCCGCGTGTTCAACCAGCAGGGCAGCTATTTCGTGGAAGGCGCCATCGAGAAGTGGCCGCAGATCGTGGCCCAGGCCGCCAAAGAGATCCAGGGTGCCGTGGAGGGCCGTCAATGAGCGCAGGTATTGAGACATCCATCTGGCTGGCCCTGAAGTCGCGCATCGACACGCTGCCGCTGGCGTACCCCAGGGCCTGGCCCGGGCAGACGTTCCAGGTGCCCAGCTCTGGAGGACTGCCGCAGCCATACCTGCGTGTCGGCCGCGTCAGCGCTGACCCCGTGCGCTTGTTCCTGGGTGACGGGGAGCCGCACCGGCGCACGGGCTCGCTGATGGTCACTCTGGTGCACCCGCTGGGCCAGGCCGTGGCGGTCTACGACCAGATCGCCGCCGGCATCGCCGCGCACTTCGTGGACGGCACCGAAATGGCCTACGGAGACCTGGTGATCACGGTCCGCGACTACCCGCACGTCCAGGAAGGCTACGAGGACACCGGCTACTGGTCGGTTCCGGTCCGCATCCCCTGGCGCTGCTACGCATGAAGAGTTGAGCCACCTCCGGGTGGCTTTTTCACGCCCGATGAGGGCAGACACCGCCCGCACCTCGCGGGCTTTTTCTTTGAAAGGCCCTCTATGGCATCCGTACCACTGCCCAATGGCGCGCAGGTCGCCCTGGCAACCACGCTCGCAGCTGCGATCACCATCTCGGACATCTCCAACGCCAATCCGGCCGTGGCGACTGCTACCGGCCATACGCTGGTGGCTGGAGACATCATCCTGCTGAACAACGGCTGGCCCCGCACCGACAACAGCGTGCGCCGCGTTGCCAGCCCCACCACCGACGAGTTCGCCATCGAGGGCCTGAACAGCACGAACCTGGACCGCTTTCCGGACGGCGGCGCCGGCACTGCGCGCGCGATCACGGCCTGGACACAGCTCCCCAAGATCCCCACCTTCGAGCTGACCGGCGGCGACCCCAAGAACGGCACCACCAGCTACATCGACTACGAGAAGGACTACGACTACTTCACGGGCACCAACCCCGAGCGTCTGAACTTCACCATCTCGTATCAGCCCGGCACGGCCGCGTATGACGCGCTGGTCGCGGCCAACGACAGCGGCGTGCTCCAGGTGATCCGCCTGGTGCTCAAGGATGGCTCCACGCTGTTCTACCCGGGCCAGCTGTTCTTCAACAAAGCGCCCGTGACCGTCAAGGACCAGGAGATGGTCAACAACGTGTCCCTGGCCCTGCAGGGCGAGATCACGCGCTACGCCAAGCTGCCCTGATCCACCGCACCGACCGGCCATAGCCGGCTGCGCATTTCCGCCCGCCTGTCCACTGCCTTTTAGCGAGGGCAGGGCAGCGGGCTTTTTCGTCTCCCCTCGCTAAGGAATCTGTCATGGCAAAAATCAAGTCTCTCGTCGGCGCGCCCCCCGAATTCCACCTTCCCATTGCGCTGAAGGATCTGGACGGCTCGGATGCCGAGGTCATCTTCAAGTGCGTGGGCCGCACGCTGCGCGACTGGCACCCGCTGGCCATCAAGCGCATCACCGATGACGCGAACGCGATGCTCGAAGTCGAGGAAGCGCGCGAGGTCCTGGAGGCCAAGAGCGATGAGCCGGCCGCCGCCGCGCCGAAGCGCAAGACCAAGGCCAAGCGCTTCGAGGTCAGCGACGAGGATCTGCAGCAGTCCATCGACAAGGGCCTGGTGCAGACGACCGAGATCATCCGCGAGGTGGCCACCGGCTGGGATCTGGACGACGAATTCACCGACGCCAACATCGCCCTGCTGTGCTCGCGCTTCCCTGGTGTGCACCAGAAGCTCTGGCAGGCCTACGATGCCCGCATCCGAGGCGACCGCCTGGGAAACTGATGGCCGTGGCGCGCGCGATCTACAAGCGCGCGCCATCGGCACAGGAACTGGCTGCCATCGGCCTGCGGCCAGAGGACTACGCGGACGACGAGGCTGCAGTTGAGGTCTGGCCCGAGAACCTGGCGGCCTATGACCTCTGGGTCGAGGTGGGCGATCAGTGGCGCATGGGGCCAGGTGGACCGGTAGCCATCGACCTGATCCCCGTCTTCCACGAACTCGACCGCATGGGCCTGGACAAGGAGGCCTACGACGACATGGTCCTAGCCATCAAGACCATGGCCCGGGTCGCGCTGGAGGAGATCCATGGGGAGTGAGGGCGCCATTTGCTACGATGCACCGCAGGTCATCACTGGAGATGGTATGCGACTGCTTATGATCTCCGCGGCTTTTGCTGCGGCTGTATTGGCTTCATGCGGTGGATCGAAAGCGATATCTGAAAAGAGAGGCTTTGTATCGCATGGAATGCGCGATCCTGCATCCACGCAATTCCGCAACGAGAAATTGCGAGAATCCGGATGGTTGTGCGGAGAGGTTAACGCAAAAAATGCGTATGGCGCATACGTTGGTTTCAAGCGTTTTTTAGCAAAAGATGCCGCGAGCGTTTATGTTGAAGGTGCTGGCAAGGTAGGCGTCGGAGAATCTCAGCATCAGGAACTGATAAGAGATATTGAGCTTGAGACTCAGGCGATGAAAGAGTCTTATGAGCTTCGTCAGCAAGGAAAATTGACAATAGATTCATATGCTGACTGGGTAAAGCAGCGGGTTTTCGATATTCGATGGAAAGATATCTGCGCCTAATTTGATTTATAAAACATGCCACCTCAGGGTGGCTTTTTTTATGCCCGCACGGTTCGCGCCTTGCGGGCTTTTGCATTGGGGAAGCCATGGCGAATGAAGTTGCAAGCCTGGGCGTGAAGGTCGATGCATCTGGCATCGAGAGCGGGACGAAAGCCCTTGATGCGCTCGCTCAGCAAGGCCCAAAGGTTGAGCAGGCGATGGCTGGCGTTGAGGGCGCTGCCGTCAAGACCGGGAAGTCCCTCAAGACGATGGGCGATGGATCTGCAAAAGGTCTGGACGAGATCGGCAGGAGCGCGCCGAGGGCAGCCGAGAGCCTTGGCCGTGTCGCCAAAAGTGCTGAAGATGCCACGCGTGCATTGGCAGGGATCAATGCGTCCGTGGCCAGCCTGGGCCAGGTCACTACTGTTGCCGGCCAGTCAGCACGTGGCATAGCTGGATTCAGTGCAAGCCTGCAGGCATCTCAAAAGAGTCTGACTGACATGCAGGCTCAAGTGCGCGCTACCTCTACTGTCGTGGCTCAGTTGAGCACCGCATTGACCGCCACTGTCCCGGCAGCCCAGGCAGCCGCAAAAGCCCAGGCAGACGCCGCGAAAAGCGCGGTAGACATGAGCGCTGCATTCAAGTCTGCCAGTGACCAGTTCCGCGCGTATTCGACGGTTGCCGTCAGTGCCTCGGATGCTGGGCAGAAGGCGGCAAAGTCCATGGATACGACCGCGACGGCCGCCCGTGCACTTACCTCAGCCATGGCTATGGTGGGCGTTGGCTTCGGCGCGCAAGAGCTGATCACCCTCGCAGACGGATATGGAAAGGTTACGGCCCAATTGCGCCTTGCTACCAACGGGGCAAGCGACTACGCGGCTGCAATGGAGTCTGTCCGCCGGATCTCTCGGAGCGCTCAGCAGGGCCTGGGGGAAGTGGGAACCCTTTACGCGCGGATCGCCAACGGTACTGCGGAACTCGGCATCAGCCAGCGCCGACTCTCTGAGATTACCGAGGTGGTTGCCCTGTCGCTGCGCGCGAGCAATGCCACCGCCTCCGAGGCTTCCTCGGCCATGCTGCAGCTTTCTCAGGCATTCGCTTCGGGCGTGCTGCGAGGCGAAGAGTTCAATGCGGTCAATGAGGCAGCGACTCGCCTTATGAAGGCTCTTGCCGACGGCATTGGCCAGCCGGTTGGCGCTCTACGCAAGATGGCGGAAGAGGGAAAGCTGACCGCCCAAGTGCTGGCCACTGCGCTGCCCAAGGCATTGGAGGAAGTCCGCATCGAGGCCGCCAAGATGCAGACCATCGGAGGCTCTTTCACCGTGCTCAAGAACTCCATGATGGAATTCTTCGGCACGACGGCGCAGTCGTCTGGAGCTGTCTCCGGCATCACAACGTCGGTAGAGCTGCTGGCCGACAATTTGAACCTGTTGACGGCTGCAGCTATTGGCTTTGGTGCGACGAAACTCTCCCAGTTCATGGTGACAGCCGGAGCGGCTGCAACCAAGAACGCGACCGATACGATTGCATATGTCGCAGCGCTGAACCAACAGCGCGCTGCAGCCATTGCAGCGGCAGAGGCTGAGGCTGCTGTGAGCGCTGCCCGTGTGGCAGGGCTGAGTGCTCTGCAGGCCAAGCTGGTCGCAGAGCGCCAGGCCGCGCTGACAGAGGCATCTGCTGCCACCAGTACAGCTGCCCGTACCCAGGCGCTTATGGCCGCCTCGGTTGCGGAGCTGAACCTAACGCGGACATCGGCTCAACTCACGACGGCTACCGTTGCCCAGACTGCCGCGCAGACAGCGCTCACGGCTGCAGTCACTGCGACAAGCACAGCTGCGACCGTTGCATCCAGGGCGTTGACGCTGGTTGGCGGCCCTATCGGGCTGATCACCACCGCCTTGGGCTTGGGGGTGACTGCCTGGGCGGCCTGGGGCAGCAGCGCGGAGAGTGCATCGGCCCAGGCAAAAAACGCCATCGTTTCCGGTCACCAAGACATCGTAAGTCGTCTTGATGAGCAGATTAGGAAACTGTCACAGCGCGCCGGGCTGCTGGCCATAGGCAACGTGGCTGCTGCGCGCGATGAAGATCCGGCAGCCCAAGAACTGGGGCGCCTGAATTCGCGCATTCAGGAAATGCGGGCGCAAGGCGCATCTCTCAGTGGACCCGACCAAATCGTATTGATCGAACTTCAGCGCCAGTATGAAAACCTGAACTCATCCTTGGAAAAGCGCAAGGGCCTGCAGGAGCAGATCAATGGCCTTGGTGTTCAAGACCGCTTGAACGCACTGGAGATGAAGAAAGGCGGTTTCTCGAAGGATTGGCTCGAAGAACTCAAGACTCGCCAAGATGCCCTGAAGGCTGGGATCATCACCGCCAAGGAGTATGCGGCCGCCGTCAATGAGATGAACAAGCGGCGTTACGAGTCCACGGCTGAAGGCAAGGAGGCTGCAAAGCTGGCTAGGGCTGGCAAGGCGGGAGCCGGGCGCATCGCCAAGGCGGACCTCTCCTCCGACCTAGCCGACATCCAGATCCAGTACCGCATGCTGACCACGGCCTCGGGCAATGCCGAGCGCCTGCTTGACGCGCAGCGGGCCGCCGGCCTGGTGAGCGAGCGCGAGTACTACGCCCAGAAGCGCAAGTTCGTGGAGGACAACGCCGCGCTGCAGATCCGCGAGTTGGAGGACGAGAACAAGCGGTATGCCCAGCAGGCCGCGACCGGCGCCGACAAGATCAACAACGAGAAGAAGATCGCCCAGAACACGGCGAAGATGGCCGAGATCCGCGCCAAGGCGGACACCGACATCAAGATCTCGACGTTGCAGCAGGAAGAGGCCAACCGCCAGTTGGAGGCCTCGTACAAGGCCTTGGAGCAGTCCATGGCCGGCTACCTGAAGACCAGCGCCGACCGCTACCAGCGAGAGCTGCAGGGCATGGGCCTGGGCAACCAGTGGCGTGACCAGAACGCGGCCGCGAACCAGATCAACGACCGCTACGAGAGCCAGCGCAACGACCTGCGGAACAACCGCGAGCGGCTGGAGCTGGAAAAGAAGTGGAACTCGGACCTGGAGGAGCAGTACCAGCGCCGCCTGGAGATCATCAACGATGCGAACCAGAAGGCTCTGGGCCTGGATGCCGACTACTGGCGCCGGCGGCTGCAGATGCAGCAGGACTGGACGGTGGGCGCGTCGGAGGCGCTGACCAACTACCTGAACGATGCCAACAACACGGCCGCGCTCACGGAGAAGGCCTTCACGAACGGAATCTCCGGGATGGAGGACGCGCTGGTGAGCTTCGTCACGACGGGGAAGCTCAGCTTCAGCCAACTGGCGAACAGCATCATTGCCGACATCACCCGGATCATCATCAAGCAGCAGCTAGCCGCGGCGATTGGTGGTGCTGGTGGCTCGAACTGGCTGGGCGGTCTGGTGGGTGGCCTGTTCGGCACCTCCGGCACGGCGGCCGTGGCCAACGTGTTGCCGGGGAACCCGCTCGACAACCTGCTGAACCTCACAGGCAACTTTGTGGCCAACGCAAAGGGTGGCGTCTACGACAGCCCCAGCCTGAGCATGTACAGCAACCAGGTGCACAGCACCCCGAAGGTCTTCGCCTTCGCGAAGGGCGCTGGTGTGTTCGCCGAGGCCGGGCCGGAGGCAATCATGCCGCTGACCCGGAACTCGGCCGGCGTGCTGGGCGTGCGCGCCATGCGCGATACGGCTGGCGGTGATGGCGCGGGCAACTCGCGCAGGGCAGCCGCGCCGATCAACATCAACATTCCAGTTGCAGGGCAAGTGGATCGTCGCACCAAAGATCAGTTGGCCTTCAGGGCCTCCCAAGAGCTGCGGCGCGTGCAGAGGTTTTCATGAGCTTCATCGACGTGCAGATCAACGCCAAGACGAACATCGGGTTCGCGGGCGGGCCGGAGTGGCGGACGCTGGTTGTGCAGATGGCCAGCGGCCGCAACCGCCGGCGCCAGGAGTGGTCCATGCCGCACCACAAGTACACGGCGGACTACACCACGCTGCGCCCGCAGGACCAGAACGACATCCTTGCCGCGTTCATCGCGGCCAAGGGGCAGATGCACACGTTCGCCATGCGGGACTGGAACGACTACCGCGCGCGCGGCGAGGTCATCGGCCAGGGCGACGGCACAACCACGCCGGTGCAACTGGTCAAGACCTACGCATTCGGTCCGGCCAGCTACGTGCGGCCCATCACGCTGCCCGTGGAGCGCTCCGTGCGCGTCTATCAGGGCGGCGTGCTGGTGGCCAGCACTGTGGACCGGCTGACCGGCCTGGTGACGCCAGACGCTCCGTGGGAGGACGGCGTGGAAATCACTGCGGACTTTGATTTCAACGTCCGCGTGCGCTTCGCCTCCGACTATTTCCCCTTCACGCGCGACTCGAATGTCTCGGCTCAGACCACGGTTGAGCTGGTAGAGGAATTCTGACCATGAGAATCATCCCCATCGCATTGCAGGAGCACCTGGACGGCGACGCCACCACGGTGTGCCTGCTGGTGCGCATTGAGCCCGTGGCGCCTGGGTTTGACCCGGTGGGCGTGACCACGCTGGACCGTGACGTGTTGTTTGACGCCGGCACGGGTGCGCTGCTGTACCGCGCGGCCGTGGGTGTTGACTCCAGCGCGCGCGTGAGCAGCTCGGACATGGCAGTGGACAACGCAGAGGGCACAAGCCTTGTGCCGGAGTTCGACGTGCCAGTATCGGAGCGCGACCTGGTGGCAGGCGCCTACGACTACGCCCGCTGGACCAGCTACCTTGTGAACTTCGAGGACACGACGCAGTTTGTCGAGCTGGCGCGCGGCGAGCTGGGCCAAGTGCGCGTGTCGCAAGGCATGTCGTTCACCTTCGAGATGCTGGGGCTGACAAAGCGTCTCAAGCAGACCGTGGTTGAGAAAGACTCGCTGCGCTGCCGTGCGATCTTCGGCAGCCAGCCGCTAGGCACCCCTGGCGCCACAGTGACTCAGCTCTTCTACTGCGGGCGTGAGGTTGATGGTCTCTTTGTGGGATCACACGTCGTTGCACCAGGGGAGGAAAACACAGTCAGCTTCAGCACTGCGCTGTCTGAGCCGGATGGCTATTTCAAGCCCGGCATGTTGCGATGGGTCACGGGGGCAAACGCGGGCCGCGTCTACGAGGTCGAGGAGCACAAGGCCGGGGTGCTGTCGCTCACCTTCGGGGCCATGTTCCCTGTCCAAGCGGGCGATGAATTTCGTGTCCGCCCCGACTGCACGAAGTGGAAGGATGGCCCGAACGGCTGCAAGCACTGGTTCGGCGCCAACTGGGTGCTGCACTACCGTGGAGAGCCGTACATCCCCGTCGGCGACACGGGCCAGATCAACGCCCCAGGGGCCAGCGTATGAGCGATCTGATCGACGCAGCGCGCAAGTACCTGGGCGTGCCATTCCGACATCGCGGCCGCACGGCAGCAGGCCTGGATTGCGCCGGCCTGGGCGTGCTCGCATACCGCGACTGCGGCATCGATGTGCCCGACGTGCGTGCATATGGCCGTGAGCCTTTCAAGAACGGTCTCATGGAAGGGCTGCGCGCGGCCCTGGGAGACCCCGTTGATGACGGACCACTGCCTGGCGATGTCGTCGTCATGCGCTTTGACAAAGACCCGCACCACGTCGCCTTGATCGCCAAGGCTCCGTATGCGGACGAATTGACCATGATCCACGCCGACTCCATGCATGGCCGTGTCGTAGAGCACCGGCTGAGCGAGGACTGGCGCGCGAGGATCGTTGCTGTGTACCGGAGACCTCTGTAATGGCTCGACTCGCTCTTTCTGTTGGCGGCGCCGCCCTGGGCTTTGCCATCGGCGGCCCAGCTGGCGCCCAGTGGGGCTGGCTCGGTGGATCACTGTTGGGCTCGTTGGTGCCGCAAACAATACGTGGTCCAAGCATCGAGGAAACGGGGGCGCAAACAACCCAAGAGGGCGCTCCTCGTGCCGTTGTCTTCGGCACCGCGCTGGTAACTGGCAACGTCATCGACGCTGGCCGCACGCGCAAGATCACGCGCAAAGAGCGACAAGGCAAGGGCGGCCCATCTGTTGAGACCGAGGCCCTGCTGCGCACATATGCGATCCGCATTGCCGAGCCCATCGCTGGGATCATCATGGCCAAGAAAGACGGCAAGATCGTCTATGACGCCCGTGACCCCGAGTTCCAGGACGACAACGATAAATTCCTGGCCGGCTGCCGAATTTACAAGGGTGATGAGCAGCAACTGCCCGACCCAGACCTCGAAGCTATTCACGGCGCAGGCGAAGTGCCCGCGTATCGCGGAAGCTCATACATTGTTTTCATTGACGACGATGTGACAGACCGTCGCGGGTCTATTCCTCAATACGAGTTCGTTGTTGGTCGTGCTGAGGCAAACCGATTGGGAAATCCCGGGGACCCGATCCCATCCGAAGGCAGATATGTTGTTCAGGGCACTACTGGGGGAGGCGATCTTGCTTCGGCAAGACTACCCGGTAGTTCTATGGATACCTCTGTAAATAACACGTACTTTATCGGGTGGTATGTTGAGCCAACATTTGGGCAGCCGGCTGTTAATGCGACTTTCTATATAGAGATAAACGGCCTAGAGGTCTACAATTTTTCAGGAGATGCTTCTGCAGATAATAGGCTGTACCATTGCATTCAATTTCGACATCAAAACAGATCCGATATTTGCGTTGTTGGAATGAGGTGTACTCCTCCTTCTGGAGGGCAATTCCATTTAACATGGCAGGCAATTGATTCAACAAAGATATATACACCTGCAAATTCTGCTGATGTAGTTCTGTCAGGCGACCCGCTTTATGGGTTATTTCTTGATGAAGACGAGAAATTATTCACGATGCACATGGATATCCCTCAGTGCCCGCCGGAATGGTCATGGGGCGCAAATGTGCTGACTGAAGAGGCTGTCGAGGCTGGCGGGACAACGGTGAAAATTTCTCCAGTGCCATTGCATGAGATAGTGACTTCCATCAGTGAGCGCTGCAACGTTGGGCCGGAGAATTACGACACGTCCGAGCTTGTTGATATGGTGGACGGATTTGTTATGGCCAGTGCTGGCTATAGTGGAGCAGACGCTATCAATAGCCTGCGGGCGCCGTATTTCTTCGACTGCCCAGAATATGGCGGAAAGATCTGGTATCACAAGCGAGGTAAAGCATCTGTCGCTGAAATAACCATGGCTGACATGGTTGAAGAGCCTGACGATAGTGAGCGGCAAGCGCAAATTGAGTATCCGAGGAAGCTGCACCTGACGTTTCAAAGTGCTGCCGTCAATTACCAGACAGCGCAAGCAACGAGTGAGCGGGTCTCTCCTGATGTGCGCGTCACTGGAGAATCGGCGATGCAGGTTGCTGTGGTGATGACCTCGGAGCTTGCCGCACAGAAAGCGGCCATGCTGCACAAAGTGTCCTGGTCCGAGGCAGAGGGCGAGGTCAAATTCTCGCTGCCGGATTCTTGGCTGCGCCTTGTGCCAGGCGATTGCGTTGTGCTCAAGCCGCGCGACACGGCGCGGCGCGTGCGCATCGACGGGATCGAAATGTCGGCTGGGGTGATGCAGATTACTGGGCATGTGGACCGCCGCAGCGCTTATGCATCAACTGTTGGATACGTGCCGCTGCCGGAGCCCACAAAGCCCCCTTCAAGCGTTGTAGGCGACACCGTGCTGGCCGTGCTGGACGTGCCACTGCTGCGAGATGACGATGACGCCCTCTACTACTACGCCGCAGTCACTGGCGACCGCTCTGCATGGCGCGGCGCCCAGGTGCAACGCAGCCTGGATGGCGGAGCATCCTATGTCGATGCTCTGGGCATCAGCTTCCCTGCAACGATGGGCCGGCTGCGCGCCGAACTGCCCAGTGCGTCCCCCTGGTACACAGACAGCACAAACGTGATCGACGTGGACCTGATCCGCGACGGCGACAGCCTGGACAGCGTGACTGCGGCCCAGTTCCTGCAGCGTGCAGGCGCCGTGGCGCTGCAACTGGCAGACGGGTCTTGGGAGGTCGCACAGTACCGCGATGCAGAGCATGTCAGTGGCTTGCGCTACCGACTGAGCACATTGCATCGGGGGCAGCTCAATACCGTGCCAGGGGCGCACGCGGCTGGCGCGATGCTGGTGCTGCTTGATGACGTGAGCCGCATATCTGCGCAATCGGCATGGCTGAGCCGCGTCTTGACGCATAGAGCTCCAAGTTTTGGCGGAGCCGTGGAGACAGCTACACCTCAATCCATGACGTATGCAGGCCGTGCGCAACGTGAGTGGCCTGTTGCATCGCTGCGCATCGCCGCGACTGGTGGCCCGGTGGGCGGCAGCATCGTTGCCAGTTGGGCGCCGCGTCATCGACTCGGGACAGACATACTGCCTGTGGCGAGCCAGTATTTCAGGGGATTTAGGGTGTACGCGACCGATGCTGGTGGGCTGTCAATGACAGCCGATGTGACGGCTCAGACGCATACCCTACAACTCGGCGGAATGACATGGCCAATCCGGGTGCATGTGGCTGCCCTTAATGCGATCACAGGCGCAGGCCCGTGGCGCTGGGTCAGCACAGATGGTACGAGCGGTGAGGGCGATGGACCGCCTGAGGAGGATCCTGGTGGTGAGACGCCCGTGGGCGATGGAACGTTCCAGCGCGGCATTGCGATGTACGGATCTGCGCGTGCAGGAGCCTATGGGCAGCTCATGGGCGGAGATCTGTTCGCCGCCCAAAACTCTGGCGCATCCTGGCAGTTGTTCAAGCTGCGTGCAGACACTCTGGAAGTGATCAGGGCAGCGTATGCGGGCCCGTTCCTGTTCACGGTTATCAATGACGGCGCGAGCCTATACGGCGGAAGCGATGGCCTTGTGCGCAAATGGGATGCTGATCTCAACGAGACAGCCCAGGCTCAAGTCGGGTTCACTGGAGATGCCCAGGGCCTGGCTCTCTGCGGCGGTAGCCTGTGGGTGTCGGTGCCTTATGAGCCGGCTGTCAAAAAGCTCAATCCCTCTACGCTTGCGGTGCAGGCCACTGTGTCCGGGATACGCATCAACAGCCTGGTCACTGATGGGTCATATCTGTACGGCGCGAGCCGTGCAGACAACTGCATATACAAGCTCGACGGGTCCACTGGAGCGCTTGTGGCCACGTTCCCCACTGCCGGCTACCCGGCTGATCTTGTGGTCCACGGCGGAAAACTCTGGGTGATCTGCCTTCACGACCTGCCGGTGCGTCTCTACAAGCACGACGCTGGCACTGGTGCGAAAGAGGCATTTGAGCTGGAAGTGACATCGACGCCTGGACGGCTGGCAATTACGGGCGATGTGCTGGGTGTTGGCGGCCGCGTGAGCTTCGCCGTCAACACGCTCACGGATTCCGTGATCGGCAGTTTCTCGATACCGCTGGACAACCCAAATCAGGTGCAGCCGCCCACTGCATCGCTCATCACGCCCACGCGCTTTGTCGCGGGGGGATTTGACTGGACTGCTTACTACGACTTGATATGAGCACACCAATACTTCCATTCGCGGTCTGGGAGCCCGGGACAAACCAGGCCTCGCTGCCGGCAAACGACAACGCGCTACGCTCCGAGATCCTCGCGGGCCGTGTCATCAGCAAGACCACAGCCGCGCAGCCCGTTGGCGTCGATGGCGCGATCTACATCATCCCGGCCGGCGCCACGGGGGCGATGTGGTCAACCTTCGGCGCGGGCGATCTCGCGATCTTCCGGGGTGGCACTTGGTACGCATATGCGCCAGTCGCGGGCGTGGTGGTCCACATGTCGGGGAGCCTCCAGCAATGGGACGGAGCTGCGTGGGAAGAGATCTCGGGCGGCGGTGGAGGCTCGGATCGAAGCACAGTCACGGCACTGTCGATTTCTTCCGGGACCGTCGTCGTTGACTGCTCGCTTGGGGACTATTTCACACTCGCGCTAAACGCAAACGTGACCAGCTTGTCGTTCAGCGGGCTGCCCGGCAGCGGCCACGGCGCAAGCCTGATGCTGCGCTTCACACAGGACTCAACGGCCCGCACACTCGCTTGGCCATCATCGTTCCGATGGGAGGGTGCCGCCCCCGCAATATCCACGGCAAGCGGCGCTGTAGATTTGCTAGCGATCACCACATTCGACAACGGAGTGACATGGCAGGCGACTCTGAGCAAGGGGCGGTCATGAGCGGGATCATCGGTCATCAAGGTATTTTGCTCAAACAGCAAATGGCTGGCACTGAGGTGCTAAGAATGCATCTTGATACCAGCACCGGCTTCTCTGATTCCACAGGGATAAACGTTCCTGTAGCTGTTGGTGATGTTGCTATTTCTACAGATGAGAAGACCACAGGAGATGCGAGTGCTTTCTTCTCCGGAGGATCTGGAGCTATAAGAGTTCCTTGCACTGATCCTAATGCACTTATAAATCCTTATGACAAGGATTTCTCAATATCCTGCGATGTTTTTGTACAGGGTTTCCAAGATGGCGGCTCCACTGGGTACATCATATCCCATGGAGGAGGTTTGAATTATTCTTGGCCAAACATATCATTGTCTTATTTATCCACTGGACAACTGTTATTCGCATTGAGGAGCTCTCAAACTTCTGGTGCGCCAGATATATCATATTTTGTACCTATAGGTAGTATGAATATGAATGAATGGGTTGAGGTTTTAATATCAAGAAGAAGCGATAAATTCCGAGTGAGAACTAATGGAGTATTGCTTTATGAAGTAACCAGCAATCTCCCCGTCCAAAGAACTGCAAATAATGCGGGACTAGGATTTGGAGCAGGAACCTACTCTAATGAGGGGAACGTGCCAAAAGAGGGAATAAAGGGATATATAGATAATATAAGAATGGTTGTTGGTGGATCTCCTGGATTCTGAAAATTCAACAATTTTATTACCCGCTTCGGCGGGTTTTTTTATGCCCAAAACAGCCCGGAGGAGGAGCTGATGAATCAACTGGAACCGACGAATGTGGCCATCGCGCTGGCCTCGGTGTTGTTCGGGCCGACGCTGGCCGCCCTTGTGGGTCCGTATGCCGTGATCCTGATCGCGTCCACCGTGGGCGCGGCCTGGGCGCTGGGCCGGCGTGACCCGAGTGCGCGCCTGGGCGCTGCTGGGTACTTCCTGCGGCTCAACGTGACCGCGTTGCTCGTGACGGTGGGCCTGGCTACGCTGGCGGGCCGCTGGCTGGGTTTCGATGAGACCAATTGGATGCTGGCACCCATTGCGCTCGTCGTGGGCGGCGTGGGCGACGACTGGCCGCGGCTCGGCCGCTGGGTCTTCGAGCGCGCCGGCCGCGTGCTGGAGCGAAAAGCGGGCGGCGGCGGGGAAGGGGGCACTCCATGACATGGCAATCCCATCAGCTGCTCGCGATGCTCAATCTCGCGATTTGCGCCGGCATCGGCTGGGCGTGCATCTGCCGGCTCAACTCCCACGTTGCCCGCGTGCACAAGCTGGCTCGCGCCAGGTATGCGCTGCTCCTGGCCGGCGCGCTGGCCTCGGGCATGCAGCCGGCCCTGTGGGGCACCTGGACCACCGTGGGCGACACCATTTTCTCGGCCTGCGTGCTCGCGGGCCTGCTCATCAACGTGGCGCGCTGGCACTCGGCTGCGCACCCCATGCGGAGGCAAGACGACCATGAACTTTGACCAGGCATTCGACCGCCTGCTGGGCCATGAGGGCGGCTACAGCAACAACTCAGCGGACCCGGGCGGCGAGACCATGTGGGGCGTCACGGCCCGTGTTGCCCGCGCCGACGGCTACTTGGGCGAGATGCGGGACCTGCCGCGCGACCGCGCAAAGAGCATCTATCGGCGCCTGTACTGGACGCCCGTGCGAGCCGACGAGCTGCCCGAGGTGGTGCGCTTCGACGTGTTCGATGGCGCCGTCAACAGCGGGCCCGCGCAGTCCATCAAGTGGCTGCAGCGCGCGGCGGGCGCTGTGGATGACGGCATCCTCGGCCCCAGGACCATGGCCGCAGCTGTCGCCGCTGGCCCGGTGCTGGCGGCGCGCTACAACGGCCACCGGCTGCTCTTCCTGGCCGACCGCCCGACATGGGGCAGCTTCGGCAAGGGCTGGGCCCGGCGCGTCGGCAAAAACCTTCTGGGTGCCTGAGCATGATGACTCCCACACAAATCGCCCTTGCCGCGCTGGCGGCCGGAAACCTGCTGCTGGGCTGGGCCTGGCTGTCTGCGCGCGACGATGCGGCCACGGCCCGCACCGAGTTGATCGGCATGCGGCAGCAGCGCGACGGCGCGCTCAAGGGGGCACAGGCCTGCAGCGATGCCACCGAGGCCCTGGGCGCGGTGGCCGCGCAGCGTGCTGCAGATGCTGCGCCGGCCCGTGCTGCTGCCGCTGGCCAGGCCGCCGCGCTCAACGCCCGCGCCGACTACACCCTGGCCACCGCGCCGGCCGCGCCCGGCGACAGCTGCGCGAGCCTGCAGGCCCTGGGTGCAGACTGGCTCAAGGGGAGGGCCAAGCCATGATGCGCGCCATCCTGCTGCTGGCTGCGCTGGCCCTGGCTGGCTGCGGCGCCGTGCCCAGGGTCGAGGTCCAGGAGGTCAAGGTGCCTGTGCCCGTGGAGTGCCGCGAGCCGGTGCCGGACAGGCCCAGCATGCCCACCGAGGCCCTGGCCGACGATGCCGATCCCTTCGAGCTGCTGCGTGCTGCCCTGGCCGAGATTGACCGCCGCGAGGGCTACGAGGTGCGGTTGCTGACCGCCTTGATGATCTGCACGGCGCCGCTGACGCAGCGCTGATGCGGGATGCGTGGCCGATCAGGCAGTAGGCTCCGACTCAGGCGGCGCAATCGACACCACCGTGCCGTCGATCGCGACCATTTCGCCCTTGGTGCTGGGGTCTGCGTCGAGCGGCACACCCCACATGATTCCCGGGTGCTCGCCCTTGTGCATCACATGGTCCAGGTGATAGAGCTCTTCGGGTGGGAGGCGAAAGCGTTGCGGGTACTTGTTGTCGTGCCCCGCCCAGTGCCCCTGGAACGCCTGGACAACGCGCTTGTGAACTGTGTGTTTCGGATGTGTGGGATCGATCGGCATGGCCGGCATTGTGCCGTGCTCAGCCCTCGGGGCAGCACTCCATGGCCCAGTCCAGCGCCTCAGCCGCAGTAGGATGCGGGCCGTCGAATGCCTTGATGCCGCGCTCATCGTCCCATAGTGCCCCGGACCAGCGCCGTGCGGCAGGGAAGGGTAGGCGGCCGTAATCCACCACGCATGCGTACCAGCCAGGGGCCTTGGGTGTGCTGCCCCAGGTGAGGCGTTCACTTGTCACGATGGTCCGGATCTGGGCCACCGCCGTGGCTGCGGCACATGGCCTCCATAAGCTCCTCCTCAGTGTCTGGCACTATCCGCTCGACCCGAGTTTCGGGGAGCATGATGGCCTCCGGATGGCTTTTCCTGATGAACTCCTCAGTGCAGTCAAAGCGTGTGGTGCGCCAGCGACCCATGTGGTTCTGGTAGCGCCAGAGGTAGGTAATTTGGGTTTTCATACTGGTTATTTAACCAGTGTTTTTTGCGGATTGCGTAAGTTAGCATCCACTTATGTGCAATCGATATAACACCCCGCGTGAGATCGAAGTTGAGCGCATGTGGCGGGTCGACCGGCAGGCGCCACTTCCATGGTGGAAGCCGCACGTCACACCACTGGCCCTGGGTCCGTACATCAAGCCTGGCGGAGAGATGGAGGTGGGTCAGTGGGGCATGATCCCGCGCAGCTCGAAGACTCGGCGGCCCATGACGGCCGACGGTAAGCCCATGTCAACGAACAACGCTCGGCGCGAGACCCTGGCGAAGTCCTGGACGTTCGCCCCGGCCTGGCGCGCGGGCCAGCGCTGTCTGATCCCGGTCGAGTCCTGGGTAGAGCCCTATTGGGGACTTGGCAGTCGGAATGTCTGGTGGTCGTTCAGGCGCGCGGACGGGCAACCAGCAGCCCTGGCCGGGCTGTATTCGGAGTGGGTGGATCCGGCGACTGGCGAGGTCGTGCCGAACTACACGATGATCACCCAGCCGGCGGACGGCCACCCAGTGCTCGCGCTGATGCACAGGCCCGGCAAGGAAAAGCGTGGGGTCGTGATGCTGGAGCCGGGCGACTGGGATGCATGGCTGCACGGCACGGCCGCGCAGGCGGATGAGCTGATCAAGCTGCCGGCCCCGGGCGTTCTGAGATCCGGCGCAGAGAAGCCGGAGGAAGAGGCTCTGCTGCCGGCCGAGCAGCTGCAGGCGCTGCGTGCGGAAACCTGAAGCGACCCGAAGTCTCACCAAAAAGACGGCCCGCGATGCGGGCTTTTTGCTGTCCAGTTCGGCGTAGGTTTTGGCGTAGGTTTTCGGGAATTCTCGCTGTTTTCAGAGGAGGCTTACGTCCTGCCATTGAACGACGCCCGCTTCTACTGGTGGATCAGCATCTTACGCGATGCCGGCATTTGACCCAATGCGGAGCGCTCCGCATCTTCAACATCCTGTCCTTCATGCCGCACTGGCACAAGCCTCTGCTTGGTCGCCTGAACCTTGGCGCCGCTGGCGCTTCGCTGTGCGCACCCGATGTATGCCCGCCTTGCATCTCTACAAAGCGGGCCAAAGCCGCAAGCGGCCCCCCACAGAAAAGAAGCCCGCCAGCGGTGCTGCGAGCTTGTGAATGCCTGCGACGTGCAGGCACGGGGAAGAAAAAGTCCGGTGCCCTTTTCAGGGCATGCCTATGAATTCCAGGAGGAGAACCATGAGTCAACCATAGGCCCGGCTGTTAACCGCATTTCAGCTCGTGACCGGGAACATCGGCCCTGCCAGCGTGGAGATGTACAGCGAGATGAGGGTCACCACGGACCAGAAAAATGTGAGGAAAATATGTCGCAT